GCTGACCTACGCCGAGCGTCGTGACACCGTGGGATCCCGCACTTGTCCCAGCCGGCGAAGAGGGGCGTGAGCGATGACCCGCCGTCGCCGACGCCAAGGCCCGCGGCAGCGAATGCGGCCGCCGCATCGGTGGCTCGAGCTCGAGCCGGCTGGCGACGATCCGCGCCTCGAGGCGTGGAGCCAGCCGGTGCGCACGCGGTTGCTCGAGGCGCCGGCGACGATGCGGGAGATCCTCGGTTGGGCCCTCGACGAGGAGCACCTGCCGGTCGACCCCCGCTACTGCGTGGCGTGGATGCAGGCGCAGGGCGAGGCGCTGTGGTGCCACGACGCGCAGTGGCACCTCACCGAGCAGGGGCAGCTCGCCCAGCAGCTGGGGATGGTCGGCGCCGCGGCGCTCACCGAGACGCAGCTGCTCGTCGCCCAGGCACTGCTGCGTGCTCGTGGGGAGCCGGTGAGCCACGCGCAGCTGCAGCTGGCCACGAGCCTGAGCCGCGATCAGGTGCGCTACGCCCTCGAGCAGCTCGAGGTCGCGGGGCACGTGGAGGTGATCCGCGACTGGCACCAGGGCAAGCAGCCCAACTTTTTCGTGCTCCACCTCGAATCCCTCAACGATTCCGCGATGGGGAATCGTCAGAGCGTTGTTACAAGTGACCATGCGCGGTCTGCGACGCCGCTGCGTGCCACCTCTCCCAACGTGGTCTTGAACGAAGGACAGCGGAAGGCGCTCGCCGCGCTGCTCAAGGCGCATGGCGACGCCAAGGTGGCCAAACAGGCAGGGGTGAGCCGGCTGACGGTGCTTCGGGCGGCGTGCGGGCTCGAGGTGCGCAATGGCAGCGGAGCGCTCATCGAGGCGGCGCTCGACAAGATGGCCGCGGCGTGAGCAACCGACCCAACCATCGCCGCGGCGAGCGCCGGCGCATGGAGCGGAGGCGCCGGCGGCGGGCGCCCATCGAGGATCCGGCCGTCGCCATCGAGGACGAGCGCCTCGTCGAGTCATGGGTGGAGCAGGCGTTGGAGGCCGAGGCCTTTGCGGCGGAGCAGGAGCCGTGACCGGCTGGCGCCCCACCCCCGGGCCGCAGGAGACCTTTCTGCGGTCGCCGGCCTTCGAGGTGCTCTTCGGCGGGGCAGCGGGGGGAGGCAAGAGCGACGCCCTGCTTGCCGAAGCGGTTCGGCACGTAGGGCAGCCTCGCTACCGCGCCATCATCCTGCGCCGGGCCTACCCCGAGCTCGAGCGTACGCTCATCCCCCGAAGCCACCAGCTGCTGAGCGGCTGGGCCCGGTACAACGGCACCAAGCACGCGTGGACGTTTCCGAGCGGGGCGGTGCTGGAATTTGGCTACCTCGACCGGGACGAGGACGTGCACCAGTACCAGGGCGCGGAGTACCAGTTCGTCGGTTGGGACGAACTCACGACGCAGCCCACTGACTACCCCTATCGCTACCTTATCAGCCGCATGCGCTCGACGGAAGGGATCCCGCTGCGTCTGCGGGCCACGAGCAACCCCGGGGGCGCGGGCGAGGCGTGGGTGCTGAAGCGCTTCGCGCCCTGGCTCTACCGGCCGGGCTTCTACACCGACGAATACGAGGGGCCCTACGTCGACAGCGATCGGGTGCTGCGCTTCGTGACCGTCGGCGAAGACGAGCACCAGGTGGACGACGACACCATCATCGAGTGCGTCGACTGCGGTGCCGAGTGGCGCGCCGATGCCCGCCCCCCGCCGAAGCAATCGAGCTGCGCCACCGACCACCCTGTGAGCCGGACGCGGCAGTTCATCCGGTCGTTGCTCGACGACAACCCCTACCTCGTGGCCGACGGCGAGTACGCGGCGGGGTTGCAGGCACTCGATCCGCTCACCTACGCGCAGCTTCGCCACGGCGATTGGATGATCCGCCCGGCGGCCGGCCTGTTCTTCCAGAAGGACTGGTTCATCCTCGAACCCACGGCGCCGCAGCCGACCGAGCTCGAGGCGCTGGTGCGCTACTGGGATCGCGCCGGCACCGAGGCGCGCAAGGGGACGGATCCGGACTGGACGGTGGGGGTGCTCATGGGCCGGCACAAGAAGACGCGCCTGGTGTGGGTGCTCGACGTGGTACGGGTGCGGGCCAAGCCCCACGACGTGCAGCAGCTCGTCAAGGACACGGCCGAGGCGGACAAGGACACGTGGCAGCACGTCCGGACGGTGCTCGAGCAGGACCCCGGGCAGGCTGGCAAGTTCGAAGTCGACGACTACGCGCGCGAGCTGCACGGCTACGACGTGGGGACGAGGCGACCGACGGGCGACAAGGTTACGCGCGCGCGGCCGTGGTCGGCCCACTGCAAGCTCGGCACGGTGCGGCTGGTCAAGGCGAAGTGGAACCACGCCTTCATCGACGAGCACGTGGCGTTCCCTGACGGCGCCAACGACGACCAGGTCGACGGCTCGAGTGGCGCCTACGCCGAGGTGAGCGCGATGCGGAGCCTGGGGCGCAGCCGCACGCGCGGCCGCCGCGCCTCGGCGGCTAGGGGTGGGTTCTGACCCCGGGGTGCGAGGCTACGGCACGTGAGTGGACACATGGAGCAGTCGACGTGAGCGTCAGGGAGATCACCATCAGCGACCTGCGGCGGCGCATCGTGCCGCGGCGCCTGCCCCGCAGCGAGGAGTACCGAACCTACTACGGCCGGAGCCTTGACATGGCGCGCATCGAATACGCCATTCGGCAGGCCGAGTGCGGGCAGATGGTGGCCATCACCGACCTGGAGAGCGAGACGCTGTCGCTCGATGGGCACGTGCAGGCCCTGGCGGTGAAGCGCTTCGGCGCCATCCAGAGCACCCCATGGGGGCTGACGCCGGCGAAGGGGCCGGACATCGACGCGGGGCTCGCCGAGGAGCTCGCCGATCTGGTGCGGGCGCAGCTGACGCAGATCCCATGCTTCGGCGAGCGGCTCTACGACCTGGCATGGGCGGAGTACGATGGTCGGGGCGCCCACGAGATCCAATGGGAGCAGCGCCCAGGCCGTGATCCCTGGTGGGTGCGCCAGCTCGATTGGATCCATCCGCGCAGGCTGAGCTTTGACCGGGCACGCGACCTGCGCCTCATCGATACCTGGCAGCAAACGGGGAACTTTGCCGATGATGGACTGCGGTTGGCCGATGTCCCTGGGAAGTTCATCTGGTGGCTGCCACGGCTGTTCCGGGAGTACCCCGAGCGCGAGGGATTGGCGCCGCGGTCGCTCTACTGGACGTTCTTTAAGCGCTTCAGCTGGCGCTACCGCATGATCCTCATCGAGCTCTTCGCGGTCCCCTGGCGCATCGTGAAGGGCGGGGAGTACGCGAGCCCCGAGGGCCTCGAGGCGGCCGAGGAGGCGGCCGAAGCCCTCGGCCGCGACACCACCGCGCGCTTCGAGCGCGACATCGACCTCGACGTGGTTTTCCCCCACGAGAACAGTGGACAGCTGTTCCAGATGACCAGCGACGACGTCGACAAGCAGATGTCGAAGCTATGGCTCGGCAACACCGGGACGACGGATACCAACGACACGAACCGCGCTGGCGGGATCGTGGCCAAGGGCGAGCAGGACATCATCCACCACCGACTCGGCGAGGGTCTGAGTGGTCGCGTCCAGGAACAACTGGTGGTGCCCATCGTGGCGCTCAATCGCGGCCACGACGCCGTCAAGTGCGCCCCTCGCTTCGCGCTGCAGACGGATCCGCCGCGCGACCGCGAGAAGGGAATGGGACTCCTCGAACGCGCAGTGGCACTGCAGGTGCCGGTCGCTATCGACGAGGTGCGGGAGACATCTGGGACGCGGGCCCCTGATGACGATGAGGCCTACGTGGTTGGGATGCGCGACGAGGATGGGAAGGTGCGCTACCAAGTCGTGGATCCCAGCGAGTCGGCCGATCTGGACGCGGCCTCGGCGGCCGCGTCCACCCAGGAGGACGAGGGCACCGCCGGCGCCGAGGACCGTGCCGACGAGGACCGCGAGCGCATGGTGGCGCAGATCGTGACGCGAGCGGGGATCACCACTGAGGCGGCAACCATGGCCTACGATGCGGCGATGGCCTGGCGACTCGAGGATTTGCACAGGGTCCCGGGCCTCGGAACGGACGATGCGCGATGGATCGCGGAGGTGGGTGGCGGCATCCGCCAGCTCGCCAAGTTCCGGGGCCTCGATCTCACCGACGACGCCATCGAGGCGCTCGCTTCGATGGGGCAGGGGACACGCGACGCGGTACTGGAAGCCCTGCTCACGGACGAGCTGACCGATGATCATCACCGCCCGCTCGATCCATGAGCTCGCGGCGCGGGCGTTGACGGCAGTCACCGACCGGGGGCCGAGCTCGCTGGTCGCCGTCGAACTCGAGGAGGGGGTGGGGGCCTACCGGCGCCTTCTCAAGGAGGTCCTCGACGGTCGCCCGGCTGAAGACGTCGACCTGCACGATCTCGCGCTGAGCCTGATGCGTTTGGTGCTGCGCGCCGCCGTGCTCGGCGCCGACGACAGCCGGATCGAGGCTGAGACCGACGACGTCGACGCGCCCGATCCGTTCCGCAACCTCGAGACGCTCCGGTGCGACGCCCCGCAGGGCCGGCGGCGGGTGGGGCGCGCCACCGATCCCGTCCGCCCCTGGCACGAGGTGGTCGAGGAGTTCCGCGCGCGCACCGCCGTCACGCGCGAGGCCTGGGACGAGATGACCCGCCACGAGCGCACCGAGGCGTTCACCGTGGCCAAGCAGTCGAGCGAGGCGCTGGTGGCGCGGATCCAGGACGTGGTCGCGCGGTCGGTGGCCGACGGGGAGGGGGTGGCGAGGGCGCGTCTGCGCGTTCAGGAGGTGGCCGAGGGGCTCAGCCGCCAGCACGCTGAGACGGTCTACCGCAACGCCGTTCAGAGCGCCTACGCGCGGGGCCGCATGACCCACATGACGCAGCCCCACGTGCTCGCGGTGCGCCCCTGGTGGCAGGTGCGGGCGGTGCGCGACGTGCGCACCCGCAAGACGCACGCGCACGTCAACGGCTGGGTCATGCGCGCCGACGATCCCGGGTGGCAGGCGACGGCCGCGCCGTTCGGGCACAACTGCCGGTGCCGGCTCGTGAGTCGCTCGGACAAGTGGGTGCAGGACCACGGGCCGACCATCCACACCGGCCCGCTGCCGAACCTGCCCGACCCGAGGTGGACAAACAAGCCGCCACCGATGGTGAGCCTGCGGATCGCCAACCCCGACCCCCCGGACCCCGAGCGCGAACCGCCTGCTCAACCCGATCGCCCGTCGAAGGGGGCGAGCCTGCTGCGTGGCGCGGACAAGCACCTCGATCTGCCCGTCCGGCGCGCCCTCGAGAAGCTCGACAGCGTGGACAAGAATCGGCGAGGCCGGATCCGGCCGTCCGACTTGGGCATTCGTCGCCCCACCAAGCGCGAGCGGGCCGCCGCCAAGGCGCCCTTCGCCGAGCGTGGGATCGACCCGGAGGACTACGTGCGGTTGACGCACAGCGACCCCGAGGCGGTGGACGTGGGCAAGGTGGTGCTCGATCGGGCGACGGTGATCGGCAACGAGGTCGCGGCGCGCCTGCGCACGGGGATACGCCGTCGCGCTGTGGCCGTGCGGGTCGGTGACCGGTACCACGTGATCGCTGGTGCCGAGGACGCCTTGGCCGACGTGGTGGACGACATCGCCGGTGGCGCGGGGAAGATTCGACTGCGGGTCATCGAGGCACCGCCCCCGCTGACGCGCGCCCACGAGAGCGTCGAGGCGGCGCGAGCTGGGTTGCTCGGGGCGCTGGACGATAACCGCCTGGAGGCGGTGCGTGAGGCGACGCAGCGAGCGCTGCGGACGCTCGGCATGGTGAGCCGCGACAACTGGCGCGGCATGGTCGGCCGCGCGGTGATCCAGGTGTGGCCGCAGCGGCTCGACGCCTACGGCGCCTTGGCCGCTCACAACCGTAAGACGGGGCATGTGATCCACCAGGCCCGAACGCTGGCGTGGGCACGGGCGGGCCTCGCGAAGGCGGCGAGGGGAGCCGTGGTAGAGGCCGATGAGGCGCGCTCGTTATCGGCGGTGCTGCATGAAGAGATCCACGGTTGCGGCCCGGGGTTTGACGGTGCCTACCAGGGCGCTGGCGCCAAGCTCGAGGAGGCGGTGACCGAGCTGCTGGCTCGGCACAGCACCGAGGAGCTGTTGAGGACGCCGCTGACGGGACCAGGGCCCTACGATCGATACATCGGGTCGCTGTTGCAGGTGACACGGGCACACGGCATCGACGACATGGCGGTGGTCAAGGCGGCCAAGCGCTTCAAGGCCGAGGCGGTCGACGTCGACGTGGTGACGCCGAAGGCGTATCTTCAACGCTTCGCGCGGCAGCTGTCGACGGATTCGAAGCTCGCCGATCACCTGGAGACGGCGGTGAGGGACGAGTGAGGGGACTGAAGCTCAACAGGAAGCTCGATCGGCCGTTGAAGTTCGACGACGTCGTTCCCAACGACCCCCTGCGGGCGCTTGAGTACTTCGAACAGGAGCTACCCACCCTGACGCGGCAGCACGCGAGCGAGCTCGCCCACATGCTCAGCATGATGCAGGACGACACCTTCGCGATGGCCGAGGTGCTGTCCGTCCGCATTCACGAGTACTTCGCCGACGAGGGGTAACGCTGGCGTCGAGGGGCCGGGTGCCATGCTGGCGCCATGGCTGGACGAAAGCTCCCGAAGCTGCGCGGACGTCGCTTCATGGCCGCGGCGCGGCTGCACGCGGTCCTCCCCGAGGGCGACCCCAACCGTCTGCGCGAGGACGCCGTCTGGGTTCAGATCGCCGCGGAAGGAAGCTACGAGGGCCACCATCAAGGCGAATTCGAGCTGACGCGTGAGGTGTTCGAGAAGCTGCAGGAGAACCTGCGGCGGCACCCAAGCTACCGCGCCGGTGAGGACGGCTGGGGTGAGGCTGGTGTCATCGCGTGGGACTTCCACCACGAGAGCGAAAAACATGGCTCGCAGCTCGCGGTGGTCGGTGCTCCGGCGCAGGGCTGGACGCTCGACCTCGACGTTCGTGATGGCGAAAAGGGCGTGGAACTCTGGTCGCTCACGCGGTTCCTCGAGCCGGCCCTCAGCTACGTTCGCGATGGGCGCTACCAGTGGTCGAGCATGGCCATCTGGCCGGACGCGGTCGACCCGGTTACGGGGGAATCGATCGGCTGGTACCTGAGCAGCGTTGCGCTCACCAACGACCCGTTCATTCAGGGGATGGCGCCCCTGGCGGCCGAGCGTGTTGGTGGCGTGGCCGCGTCCCGCATCTGGCTCGAGAGCGGCGAGCTCGACGTCGACGCGCTCATGAGCGAGATGCGTTGGATCTTCGGCCTGAGCGAGACGGACGGCGTGGCCGAGGCTGCCGCTGAACTCAACAAGCTCGCCACGATCGTTTCGTCCCCCGACACGGCCCCGGCCGGCGTCGACGTGGGCGGGCTCGTGGGGCGCCTTCGTCAGCTGCTCAACCTGCCCATCCTCACGCCCACGGCCGAGGTGCTGGCCTACGCGCAGCAGCTCATCCAGCGGCTCGTCTCGCCCGACACGTCTGCTCCGGTCGAGGCGGATAGGGGCAGGGGCCGAAAGACGTGCGCTACGCAGCAACGCATGAACGAAAAGTTGTTGGCCCTGTGCCGGCTGCTCGCGCTGAGCGCCACCATCACGAACGACGACGAGGCGATCGACGCCATCCGCCGTGAGGTGGAATCGATGCGCATCAAGCTCGAGCAGAGCTCCGAGGCGCGCTCCAAGCTCGAGGCGATCGGCAAGCTCTTCGGTGTCGACGATCCAGGCTCGATCCTGGACAGCGTCACCGCGGTTCACGCCGACCTCGAGCAGCTCAAGAGCGTGGTTCCGGAGATCGCCGAGATGCTCGCCGGCCAGGCGGACACCGAGGACAAGATGGCCGAGGAGGACGTGGAAGCCGCGATGGCTGCGCACCGCATGCCGCCCACGGCCAAGCCGGCGCTCCTGGCTTTCCGGACCGGTGGCCTCGACCTTGAGAAGCGCTCCGAGGTTCTGCGCGTCGACCGCGGCAAGTCCGACAAGCTCCGCAAGGACCTCGAGAGCCGCCGCGCTCAGCGCGCCAAGTTCCTCGAGAAGTACCCGCTGCCGCAGGGTGCCACGCAGCACCTGCTGCAGAGCTTCGGCCAGCCCCCGCCGCTGCCTGGTGCTCCGCCGCCGCCTCCGGGCATGCAGCCGGCGCACTTCGGTGGCCAGCACGGCGGCCAGCCCCCAGCGCCGCCCGCGCCTTCGGGTGGCGCCATCGACCTGTCCCGGTTCACCGGGCGAAACATCACCGAGCAGGCCATGGCCTACGTGGCCAGCCAGCCCGGTGGCGACAAGCTGAGCTTCGACGAGCGGTGGCAGGCCGCTTGTGAGCTCGTCCGAGCGCAGCGCCAGGCGGCGATGGGAGGGCTCCACTGATGGGCCAGGCACGAAGCACCAAGGGCTCGGACGATCTCCGCGCCAAGAAGAACGTGACGGGTGCGCAGATCGATAAGCACCTCGTCGTTCGGCTGGACTCGACCGAGGGGCAGATGGGGCTCCCGGCGACGACCACCGATCCCATCTACGGGGTGACCATCGGTGACGTCCCGGATGGCGACATGGGCGACGTCCAGATCCGAGGCCGCGCGGTCATCAAGGCAGGTGGCGCGCTCCCCACGCCTGGCGTTCGCGTGATGTCAAATGCGGCCGGTAAGGTCATCGCCTGGGCGGCGGCGGCCGGCACCAACGCCCACGTGGTGGGCACGCTCGAGACGACGTCTGCGGCCGAGGACGACCTCGTGGAGGTGGAACTCGCCGGACCCGGCGTGGTCGCACAGGGCTGAGACCGTACGGACGACGAGCGAGACGACAACGACGACGACGGAGAACCGACGATCATGGCGATGCAGTGGATGACCGAAGCGCAGCAGAAGCCGCTTCACTTCTTCGAGAACAACCCTCACGGCGGCGAGCACCGCGGCAAGCAGCGCTGGAAGTTCGCGCTGGCCGAGGACAGCCAGTACGGTCGCGCTGGGCAGCTGGTCACCCTCGACCTGACGCCGGCAGACGTGCACGACCCGACCGAGCTGAGCACGTACCTCGCCGGCTACAGGCCCTTCGGCTTTCGGGCCGATGAGCTGAGCCCGCCGATCCTCGTCGACCACTCGAGCGACAAGCATCGCGACTTCTCGAGCGACGACGCCTTCCTCGAGGTCGACGTCAAGACGGGCATCGAAGCCAAGGTGCCCGAGGTCGATCCGAAGACGGCGCTCACGCCGTACACGGTCGTCGAGCGTGCCATTGGCACGTTCATCCCCGACCGCGTCAGCTCACAGGCGTCCTACGATACCCGCAAGGCGGCCATGAAACGCTGCCAGCGGGCGCTCATGATCGACCGCGAAAAGGACGTGGCGACCATGTTCCTGACCCTCGCCAACTGGGACGCGGGCAACCGCGTCACACTCGGCGCGGGCTTCGAGTGGAACGACGTGGCCACCAGCGAACCGCTCCTGGACCTGCACACGCGGATCGAGGAGTCGGCCCAGGACGTCTCCAAGATCGTCATGGAGCAGCGGACGGCCAACGCGTTCCTGCGGCACCCCGACGTGCGGGACCAGATGCGTCAGATGCTCGGCGACAACGCCGTCAACGACGCGCTGACGCGGGTGAACATGACGCAGCAGCAGAACCGGGACTTCATCGTCCCCGGCCTCCCGCCGATCTGCGTCGTGTCCGCCAAGAGCCGCAGCGTTCCCGGTGCGGCCCTGAGCCGCATCTGGGGCAATGACGTTGTGCTGCTCACCATCCCGCCCGGTGTGCCCACCGACGGCGAGGAGATCGCGACGAGCTACACGTGGCGCCTCCGTGGCCCGAACGGCAACGGTTTCGTGACCCGCGAGTTCCGAGTCGAGGACCGCGGCTCGCTCGGCGGCATCTTCATCGTCTGCGCGATGGCCGACATCGCCACGATGACGGGCTCCAACTGTGGAGGTCTGATCAAGGACGCCTGGCAGTAGGCCACGCACCAGAACGGAGAACCATGAGCACCAATCGAATTCAGACCGGCGGCTCGTCGAAGGCCTCCAACGCCAACGACGACAAGGAGCCCAAGGACAAGACGAACACCGACAGCCTCCCCAAGCCGAAGCCACAGGCCGGCAAGTACGTGCCCACCTGCATCCTCAAGTACATGTCGGCCAAGACGAGAAAGCCTCGTGAGGAAGGCCCCAGGATCACCGACGGCGAGGAATCGATGGAGAACGTCCTGACGGACTTGAGCAAGCGCGACGTCAAGCGCTTCCTCGCGATCGGAGCGATTCGACACTACGTCGAGTGAGCCTCAACCGTCGCTGACCCTCGATGGCCCTCATCACGAAAGCCGAGCTTGAGCGGCGCATCGGGGTTCACACTCTCGCTGAGCTGACGAGCGACGACGGCTCGGGCCAGGCCGACAACGCCATCGTCGACGAGTTGCTCGAGGAGGCGTCCGACCGGGCCATGGGAATCCTGTGGTCCGGCTTCCCGTCCGAGCAGCAGATCACCGATCTCATGACCGCCGACCGCGCGGCCAAGGGGGCGGTGCTCGACATCGCCGCCGAGCTCGCCGGCATGCGCCGGTCCGGGCTGCAGAGCGAGGACGGCAAGACGCCCTACAGCGGGTGGGCGGCGCGAGCCGAGAAGCGCCTCGTGGAGATCGCCGCTGGCAAGCGCCGCGCGAAGGGCGAGGCCGAGGCGGGCACCAACGCGCGCCTCGGTGTTCGCACGCGTCCCGACCGTCGCCCCATCTTCGCGGCCACGAAGGACAACCCCAGGGGCCCGGGCGGGTTCTAGCCGCGGGTGCTGCGCGATGTCGTCGGTTCTCTTCGACGTTCAGGTGGATCCCACCGACCTGCTCGAGGTGCTCGAGCGCAAGGGGCGAGCGACCGAGGTCCTAGCGCCCACGTTCGCCATCGTGGCCGAGGACTTCGTCGCCGCCGTCGTCGACCGGATCGACAGCCAGGGCGATGGCGCCTGGCCCCCAAACGCGCCCAGCACCATCGACCAAAAGGGCAGCGCGGCGCCCATGATCGACACCGGGCAGCTGCGAAGCTCGATCCGAGCGGAGAGTGGCAAGGACTGGGCGATGGCATCGACCAGCACGGCCTACATCGTCTTCCACCTCGACGGCGGCGACCTCATTCCGCGCCGCAACCCCTTCGACATCGGCGAGCAGCACTGGGAGGACGCCGCGCAGCTCATCGCTGACGCGGTGGCGGCGGCATGAGCGCATGCGCTGAAAGGTCGGCCCGATGAGCCTGGGTTTTCGCGTCACCGTCATGCGCTCGATCATGGGCGTCCTGGCACCGCTCACGGGCCAGCGCGCCACCGGGACGGCGCTTGTGCGTGCGACGGGCAGCGACGTCGTCCTGCCTCGTGGGTGCTTCGCGGCGCCCATCGTGGAGAGCGACACCGGCAACAAGGCCATCGCGCGGGACAAGCTGCTGTTCACCACGGCCGAGACGACCGTCACGGCGGGGGGCACCGCGGTGCCCGTGGCGTCGTTGGTCGGCGGCGCGCGGCACAACTTCGCGGCGGGAACCGACCTCCGGTGGGATCCACAGCTCGCCGGTGTCGAGATCGTCTCAAGCCTGAACGTCGCGACGACCGGGGGCGCGGAGCCCACCGGTGACGCGAAGCTACGTGGGCTCATTCCCTACGAGGAGCTCGCGACCAACAAGATCGGCGGCGCCATCTTCGCCGCCAAGCTGCAGGGGCTGACACCGGGCGTGGTGGTGACCTGGGCGGGGACGGGGGCAGCCGAACGCATGGGCCGGAACGTGTGGCAGCGATCGGACCGGTGGATCCTCTACCTCGTCGTCACGCGCAAGCAGGGCACCGTCGAGCGCGGTCACGAGGGGCTAAACCTGCTCGATCTGCTCGAGGCCTACCTGGGGGAGCGCGGCGCCGTTGACGGTCGCAACTTCTCCGACCCTGGGGTGAGCATCGTGGGCGCGTCTCGGCACAGCGTCACGCCGAGCTCGTACGTCTACGCGCTCACCATCGAGACGCACGGCGGCATGAAGCGCATCGACACGCGGTTGGTCGACGGCACGGCGCACGGGGTGATCGCGGACTGGGATCGCTCCCGCTACGACGTGAACGTGGCCACCACCCCCGAGTACCCGCTCATCGTGGACGCTCGGTACGACCAGGACCCGTGACGCACGTAGGCGCGCCGTCCGAACGCCGCGCGCTAGACCGGTGTCGAGATGAGCAACCGCTTCCTCCGTGCGACGGAAAAAGGCTCGCCGACCCGCTACGGCTGGCCGAGCCAACGTGTCCAGCCGGGCGCCATCATCGCGCTGACCCACGAGGAGACGCTGCGTTTCAAGCGCGGCTACGACCGGCAGATCCGCGAGGGCGCCTTCGAAGAGGTGGCCGAGAAGGACCACAAGGCGTGGCTCGACAAGCGCGCCACCGCCGGGAGGAAGGTTCCTCAGGAAGCCAAAGCCGATGAGGCGAAGGCCAAGGCAGCCGAAGAGGCCAAGGCCGACAAGAAGTCCAAGCGAGGTGAGGCATGAGCGTCAACCCCGTCGTATCCCCGAGCGTCAAGACGCCCAGTGTCTACATTTCGGTGAACCTCAAGGCCGGCGCTGTAGCGCCTGGTAGCGCGCCGCTCAAGGCGCTCATCCTTGCCAGCAAGTCGAGCGTCGGCACCATCACCGCCGACACCGAGCTGGCCGAGAACGTCAGCGCCGAAGACGTCAAGGGGCTCTGTGGGCTCGGCACGCCCGGGTACCTCGCAACCAAGCGGCTCTTCGAAGAGTACCCGCTCGCTCAGGTGGACCTCGTCGCCCCGGCGGTGAACGTCTCGGCTGTTGCGGCCACAGGCGTCATCACCTTCTCGGGTTCCCCCACGGAGAGCCGAACGATCCGCGCCTACATCTCGGGCCGTCGCGTCGAAGCTGTGTGGGCTGCTGGCGACGACGCCCAGGCGGGGGCCGAGGCCTTGCGGGATGCGGCCAACGCACTCGGCGCAGAGATGCCCATCGTGGCCACCGCCCTCGTCAACGGGGCCGGTCCGGATTGGGACATGATCTCGACCTTCCGTGTTCCTGGCCCCATCGGCAACGACTGCCGCGTGTACGTGCAGCTCATCGGGGGCGCGGGTGGCACGGTGGCGGCGCCCGCTGGCAACACGCTGGCGGGCGGCACCGGCGAGCCCGACTATACCAACGCGATCTCGATCCTGACGGGCAAGGAGTACGACCTCATTCTGAACTGCTGCAGCAACGCGGACGCTCAGGACGGTAGCAGCTCGAGCAACCCCGGGCGCGTCAAGACGGACATCGACCTGCGCAAGACCGGCGGCGCGGCGAAGCTGCAGCAGCAGGTGGTCGGGGTCACCGCGACGCTCACCGACGTCAAGACGGGCACGGGCAACATCAACGACGAGGAGTCGCAGCTGTCGTTCTGTCTCGCTGGGCAGTCGTTGCCGGCGGAGTTCGGCGGGGCCGAAGTGGGCGCGCGACTTCGCGAGGAGTCGATCGATCCGGCGAAGAACCGGATCGGAATGCCCTACCGTGCGCGCTTGTTCGGAGCCTTCGACCTGAGTCTCGACAAGCCGGACGAGACCGAAATCGAAGATGCGCTCAACACCGGCGTGTCGATCATTACCTACGCCGACGACGGGACGCTGCTGCCGGCTCGTCCGATCACGACCTACCACAAGGACGCACTCGGCAACCCCGACGCGAGGGTGCTGGACGTGTCGATCCCCACGGGCGTCTTCGCGGTGGCCAAGGACCTTCGGGTCGCGCTGCCACAAGAGTACCCGCAGAAGAAGCTCAGCAAGAACCTTGAGCCGGGCGACGATCCGCCCCCGCCCGACGTGGTCGAGGAGCGCGACGTGCAGGCCTTCATCGGCCAGCGCATCCGATTCTGGATCAGCCGGGGCGTGGTCCGCCGCGACAAGTGGGAGGAGGCCATCGCCAACGAGACGTTCGTCGTCCAGGTGAACCCCTCCGATCCGAGCCAGCTCGACATCGTGCTGCCGCTCAGCATCGTCCCGCCGCTAGCCAAGTTCGGCATCGACGTCCGCCACTTCAGGAACTGACGAGGACCCAACCGCATGGCCACTCAGGAATTGCTGCGCTACCCCCGTGGACAGATCGCCATGGGCGGCGACCTGCACCAGGTGCGCGAGGGCGAGCTGAGCCTCAATAACAACGCCAGCCTCATCTTCACGCTGCGCAAGCAGGGCAAGCCGGCCGGCGTCGTGAAGGGCAACGAGGACGTCACGGGGTCTTTCGTCGCCATGATCGACGAAGACGATCGCGAGAAGGACTGGTTCAGCTACGCCAAGACGCTCAAGGGGCTCAACTTCCAGTACAAGTCGCCCAAGGTCACCGACGTCGTCGAGGGCGTGGTGCAGCAGGTCACGATCCGATTCCCCGATGGCGGCGCCATCGAGATGACGATCAACCTCATCGGCATCCACATCGACTGAGCGCGCCATGGAAACCGCGCTGGGTGAGCAGACGCCAACCTGGGCGCCGTCGTCGACGACGGCGCGGTGGTTCGAAGGCAAGGACCTGTCCGAGATCGAGATCCTCGAGCACGGCGGCCGGCACCTCTACCCCGAGCAGATCAAGCGCCGCGTCGTCAAGACCGGGCAGGAGGAAGCGGTCGACGTGCTGGTGCGGATCCCCTCGACAACCGAGAAGGTTCGGGCCCGGCGCGACGCGCTGCGATGGGGCGCCGAGCTGCTCAGCTTGAGCAAGGGCGAGGCGGTCACGATCGACGCCATCCGGGCGCGAGCGGGCGAGGTCTACTGGCAGCACATCGACAACGTGTGCCTGCTCAGTCACTGCGTCTTCGAAACGGACGAGCCGTACCGACGCTACGCGCTGCCGGAGATCCTCGATGCGCACCACCCGCAGGGGGCGCTGTACGACCTGCTCGAGCGGCTCGACTGGTGGGCCATGCAGGAGGACCCCCGTATTGGTGATCTCAACGAGGACCAGCTGGTCGAGATCGCCGCGGCCATCGCCGGAAAGGGCCACACTGGCCCTTTACTCGCTATCGATGGGCGCGCGCGCGAGAGCTTCATTGTTTCCATGGCGTCCCGGCTCAGCAGCTCACCGACGCCCAAGTCCTCATCGCCATCGCCCGCGACCTCGACGGAGGACTGATGCCGCCGGAGCTCTGGGCGCGGATGTTCGCTCCGAGCCTGCGACAGCGCGTCGAGGAGCACGTGGAGGAACGCCATGGCTGAGACGACCGCAGCAGTCCGACTGACGCTCAAGGACCGGGGGTTCGTTCGGACCTTTCAGCGCACGGCGCAGACCGTGGGGCAGGGCGCCCGGGACATGGGGGCCAAGCTGCGCTCGTCGATGTCTCGTGGCGTCGACGGGGGCATGGACGCCCTGCGGGCCATGGGTAGCCAGCTCAAGAACGTGACGGGGCTCGTGGGGGGGATCGCGGGTGGGCTGGGCCTCGCCGAGCTCGCCAAGGGGGCCATCGACGCAGAGACCCAGTTCCGCAACCTGTCGTTCGCGCTGGAGGCGGGCACAGGGCGCGCTCACGACTGGCTCGAGGTGCAGGCCCGCGCCAAGACGGTCGCCCGTCAGACGGGCATTCAGGCCGAGGAACTTGGGCGCGCCATGGACGAGCTATTCAGCGGCACCGGTGACGCCGAGTTCATGAACGCAGCGCTGAGCACCATCGGCACCACCGCCCGAGCGACCGGCGACGACGTCACGGCGCTGAGTAAGATCGCCGGCACCCTCAACCAGAAGTTCGGCCTGAGCGCGCAGGAGCTCCCCGAGGCCATGGCCATGGTGGTGTCGGCCGCCCACGCCGGCGGCGCGTCGATCGAGGACCTCGCCGACGACTTTGCCGAGGTTGGCGGTAAGGCCAAGGCCATGGGGGCCACGGGGACCGAGGGGCTTCAGCAAATGCTCGGGATCCTCAACCTCGCCAAGCAGGAGAGCGGTCGATTCGAGCAGGCCATGACGGCCATCCCGCAGATCTTCGATCAGATCCTCGAGCGCACCGACAAGGGCGTCCTGAAGTCGGGGGGCAAGGTCCCGATCGAGATCGGAACGGTCGACGCGCAGGGCCGTCCGCGCTCGCCGTCGGACATCCTGGCCGACATCGTCATGGCCACGCAGGGCAACGCGGCCGAGCTTGGGGAGTTTGGCTTTGGCGGCGAGGGCCTGCAGACCATCATGGCGCTCGCCAAGACGTTCCGCGCCGAGCTCGACGCGACAGGGGGCGACATCAACGCGGCCCGCGACGCGATCGCCAAGGCGCTCAACGGTGCGGCGGGCGAGGCCATGGCGTGGTCGAAGATTCAAGAGAAGGCGGCGAGCAACCTGGACTCGACGCAGGGACGCGTCGACCGCGCGATCGTGAAGCTGCAGGAGGCGTTCACGACGCCCGAGATGATTGGGGCGCTGACGAAGCTGGCGGAGGTGCTGCCACCGGTGGCGGACGCCATGGCCAAGCTGCTGGGTTTCATCACCGACAGTCCCATGACCGCGGGGGCGCTCGGGGCGTCGGCTGTCTTCGGGCGTGGGGCCATCGGGGGCATGCTCGCTGGCGGTGGCGCGGGCGGGGGCGGGGCGGCGATTGGTAAGGCTGCGGCGGCCCAGATGGCGGCGCAGGCGGCGTCGACGGGCGGGCTCATCGCCAGGGGCTTCGCGGCGGCGCCGGCGATCGCGCTGGCGGGAGCGTCCATCGGATCCGTGTTCGAGCAGCTCGGCAAGCTGAAGGACGAGGCCGGGACCTACAACCCGGTCGAGGCGGCCCGAATGGGGGCTCAAGAGCGCGAGCGCGCGCGCGAAGAGCTGACGGCCAACGCGGTTCGCAGCGGCACCCGCGCGATCGACGAAGACTACGGAACCTTCGGCGAGGGTGGGTTTCTGGGGCTCGGCTTCGGGGACACCGCGCCCGAACGGTACGCGCTGCGCGATGTGCATGGCGCCGACGGGCAGATCACCACCGAGCGCACGCAGATCGCCAACCAGGACGCGCAGACGGGGCTCGCGGATCTCGTCGCCTCGATCGGGCGCCAGGTCGAACAGCAGCAGCGGGGCGGCAAGCCCAACGTCACCCTCCCCGAGGTGAAGGTGGAGATCGACCCGTCGAGGCAGGCGCAGCAGGCCAGCCAGCTCGCGCGCGAGACGGCGGCGGGGATTGCACGGCAAGAGCTTCGGGTGCGGGTGCTGAACGCCGACGAGATCCGAAGCGCACCGTCACCGACGCCGGGCGCAGCGCCCCGTCCCGGCTCGGCCACCTGACGACGTGTCACCGTAGGCCATGGCCGAAGGCATTTTCGACCGGTACCCCGTCGCCAAGTGGGAGGTGAAGGGCAAGCCCGCCCTGACGTTCCCGTTTGAGCTCCTCGAGGAGAATGGCGGCAACCGGCTCGCCCCGCACGAGCGGCTCTATCGGGACGGGGCCCGCGTCGACGACACGGGCGCGAGCGCCACGACCTACACGTTCACGATCTCGGTATTCAACTCCCCGAACCACGAGGAAGGTGTTGACGGGCTGGCGCAGTATCCGGACCTCGCGATCGCGCTCATCGAGTCCTGTTTGGTCCACGAGACGGGCACCCTGACCGTTCCCACGAAGGGGCCGCGCCGGTGTCGGGCCCACACGTGGCGGCGGATGGAGGATGCCACGAAGGTCGACATGGCTGGCCTCGTCATCACGTGGATGGAGGACAACGAGGACGACGCGGAGGTGGCTGCTGCGCAGGCGCCGAGCGCTTCGGCGGTCGCTGCCAAGTTCGCCCAGGACGCCCTCGACGCGGGCCAGGGGCTGGGGCTCGAGAACGACAACTTGAGCTCGCTCACCGAGCTCGCGGCCGATCTCGAGCATCTCGCCAACGCCCCGTCGCAGTTCGTGGCGGACATCGAGGCCAAGAGCGGCAACCTGGTCGCCTCGGTCGACCGCATTGGTGACACGATGGCTGCGCAGGGGGACCTGTTCGGCGAGCCCGATTCGAGCCGCACCCATCGCCAGCTCAACCGGTTGCGAGACGTCGCCGCTCGCGCCCCGGCCGAACCCCACGAGCACCTCGGTCGGATCGTCAACCGGACGTTCACCACGGCCATGTCGATCTTCGACGTGGCTACGGTGGTGGGCCAGGACGTGACAGACCTGATCCCGCTCAACAGCCAGCTGCCGGATCTGCTGCGCATCGAGCGCGACACGCCGGTGAGGGTCTTCGCGTGAGCGGCGGGGGCGCAAACAAGGCATGAGCCGCAAGCCCGACCGGATCTTGGTCGAGACGGACGAGGGCGTCTTCGACCGGTTCAGCCGACTCGAGGTCGTCAACGACATCGTCGGGCTGACCGAGGCGACGATCGAAGTCGGCGACGATGGCGCGTGGCCCGAGCTCGAGCGGCTCGTCAAACCGGGCGTGAGCTGGCGGGTCACGCTGAACGGCAAGCCCCGACTCGCGGGCCGGGCCGAGGTCAACGAGGTGCCCGCGTCCACGCAAAGCGGGGTGGGGCTGACGCTCACGATCCGGACCAAGCTCGCCGACGCCCGGTACCGGACGGCCGACGAGACGGTCCGCGTCGAGGGCACGACTATCAAGGAATTCGTGCTCGCCTGCTACGCGCCTCTCGGTTTCACCGAGGCAGACTTCGTCTTCGGGACCTTCGCGGCTCGTGACCTCATGACCGGGGCTGGCGCTGGCGGTGGGCCTGTCACCGACCTCGAGAAGCTCAATCCGCAGCAGGCCAAGGTCCAGCCGGGCGAGTCGATTCACGACGCCGTCGAGCGCCACCTCGCCCGGTTCCACGCCACGCACTGGGACGCCCCTGACGGCCGAATCGTGGTGGGGGTCCCCGACGACACCCAGACGCCGCTCTACCGCCTGCAGTCCAAGCGTGTTGGCCGTGCTAAGGGCAACAACGTGCTGACCTTTCGGCGGGTCCGGGACTGGACCGACGTAGCGCGCACCGTGACCGTCACCGGGCAGGACCGCGGCCAGCAGTCGGCCCGCAAACGGATCCGTGGGCTGGCGACCGACGATGAGGTGGAGGCGGTGGCCACGGCCACGGGGCACTTCAATCGCCAGGTCCTCGTCAGCGGCAGCCAGGCCAAGCAGCAGAGCCACGCCGACGCCATCGCCCTGCGCGAGCTAAGCGCCCGACAACGGCGCAAGAACGGCTTCGAATTTACGGTGGACGGCTGGAGCTACTGGGACGGGAGCATCCAGATCCCATGGGCCAACGACACCACCGTTGACGTCGACGTCGACGCGCTCGGGCCCGAGGGCAAGGGGCGGTTTCTGATCGTCCGCGTCTCGCTGGCGCTGTCGACGACGGGGGCGGCGACGACGTCGATCGCAGCCGTGGCCCCGGGGATTTGGGTGGTGTGAGGACGACATGAAACCACTGACCGAATACGCCATCGCCTTCGGGCGCATCGCCGCGACCGTCCTGAAGGGGGCAAGCAACTCCATCCTGGCCAACCTGTCTCTGATCGAGGGCGAGGACGGTACCGAAGAGGGCTCGACCGAAGAGCCCCTCTACGGCCAGATCGGGTTCTACGTCCGCCCCATGCCGCCGACCTCGGCCGAGGACGCCGACGGGCTCAATCCCGAGGGTGCGGCCGAGGTGGTCGCCGTGCGGTACGGCGACGAGGTGATCCCGCTGGCGGGCAGGGACCTGCGCTGCAACGCCAGCGTCAATCCCAGCGACGGCGCCATGGGGATCGCCCACTACGGCGGCGGGTTCGTCGAGCTCGCGTGGAACGCGTCGAAGAACGGGACGGTAGCGACGCTCTACGCGCTGCGGAAGAACCCCGACGGCTCGCCCGACAAGGCCTCGGTGCTGACCATCAACAGCGAGGCCTCGGACGCCAGCATCATCATGCTGCACGAGTCGGGGCAGAGCATCACGCTCGGTCCGGACGGGCAGATCATCCTGTGCAACTCGGGGGGCGACGGCTACGTGGAGGTGAAGGACTCGGGCGAGGTGACCGTGAATGCGGCGAGCGTCACCATCGTCGGCGGCACGGTCATCGGCTCGGCAGCGGACCCCAACGTGGACCCATCGATTCAGGAGCTCGCCAAGAAGACCGAGCTCAACGCATGGATCGGCGAGGTGAACACGGCGCTCGGTGCGGCGGATGGCCAGCTCAAGGCTCTGGGTGAGGCGGGCCTGGTGGCGCCCCTTGCGGTCCCCGAATACACCTCGCAGCTCAAGGGCGTGTGAGTGAGCAACTGCGCGTTTCCGCCGTTCCCCCCCGCGTTCGGCTTCGCGTTGCCGGGGCTGCCGCCGTTGCCCCAGCTGCCCTCGCTTCCGGGGCTGCCGTTTGCGTTGCCGGGGCTGCCGCCGTTCCCCCCCGCGTTCGGCTTCGCGTTGCCGGGGCTGCCCGGTTTGCCGGCGCTGCCGAGTCTACCGGGCGTGACCTGTCCGCTCGATTGAGAGGTCGGGTGCTACCCCCTCGATGTGTCCTACGTGATCCCGCCGGCCGGGCTGAGCCCGGTGAGCTTCTTCTCGCCGAGCGAGCACCTTGGTCAGCCAGGCCCGCCGCCGATGCTGGCCGACGCGATCGACCTCCGGACGGGGGACTTCGGTTCGATCACCGAGGCGCCGCACCCCGTGGACGCGGCGGTGCTCGAGCAGTTCCGGCTCTGGCGCGGCACAGGGGTGGCGGTGATCGACCAGGGGCAGAACTTCCGGCGTATCGAGAAGGTCACCGACGCCACCCCGCGCGAGCTTGAGGACGAGGCCCGGAGCATCCTCCGGCCGTTCGTCGAGCGTGGGGACGTGGCGATCCTGGCCATCTCGAGCGAGTCGCCATCCGTCGGCGCGACCCCTGACACGGGGCAGGTGATCATCCACTACCGCAACCTCCGGAGCGGGCAGCTGCGCGAGGTGACCACGTGACCAGTCTGGTGGCGGCCGAGCGCGCCTTCGTCGTCTTCCGGCGGGGTGAGATCCGAGACGACATCCTGCGCTTCTGGCGTAACGGCCTGCGCAAGCTCATCGATCCGTCGACGGGCGTGGCCTACACCGAGGACGCCATCGCGTCCTCAACGGCACGCCAGAGCCGCTGGTGGATCGAGGCCGACCTGCTCGACGCGGTCCTGTTGGCAGCGCAGCAGCGGGGTTTGTACCTGGCCAATCAGATCCGCCCCGACCGCGCCTCCACAGGCTTCCTGCGACGTTACCACCGCGACCTGTGGGGCCTGGTCCCTCTGCCGGCCACGGGCGGCAGCGGGCCCGTGGCGGCGCCGGCGACGGTGGGCAGCGTCTTCGTCGGGTCGACGACGATCCCCGACCCCATCGCGACCAAGCTTCGCGACGCGGCCGGCAACCGGTACCAGGTGCTGTTCACCATCACGGCCACCGCCAACGGGGCCGGCAGCGGCGTCCCCGGCGCGAACCTCACGCTCAAGGGGATCGATACCGGCGAGGATACCAACCTGCCGTCGGGCAGCGTCCTGACCTACATCGAGAACCAGCCGCTCGGGGTCAACGGGGACCCGACGGCGTCGGACGACTTCCGCGACGGCGCCGCGGCTGAGCGCGACGCCGACTACGCGCGGCGCATCATGGACCACCAGCGCCATCGTCCGGCCTCTGGCAACCCGGCTCACTTCCGCGCCTGGGCGCGCGAGGCGAGCGTCAGCGTCTTCGACGCCTACGTGTACCCCTGCGCCTTTCACGCCGGCTCGACGCTGGTCGTGATCACGAGCAAACGGGGGGTCACTGCTGGCCCCGACGGTCGCATCCCCACCGACGCGACCCTGCAAGACGTCCGCGCCGAGCTCACGCCACCGGGGTCGCCGCGCGTGCCCCGCCCCCCGCACGTGCTCGTCGTGCGCCCGGTGGCTCGCCCGAGCGACCTCGTGTTGTCGCTCGCCATGCGGAAGGGCTCGAGCGCCGGCTGGACCGACGCGACGCCGTGGCCGCACCAGGACTCCGGGACGCCGACCACCATCACCGCGGTCACCGACCAGCAGAACATCGAGATCACCCAGCCCGCCGGCGCCGACGGTCTCCCCGCCGGAGTGACGGCGCCGTCGATGATGGTGTGGGATCCGGACACGAGCCGGCTCGAGAAGCTCGTCGTGCAGTCCGTCACCGCGGCCGGCGGCGACGCCTACGACGTGGTGCTGGCGACGGCGCCGGCGACGACGCTGGCGGTGGGGCAGTACATCTCGCCGGACAACGGGCGACGAGGCACCATGGACGTGGCGATCGAGGCCTACTTCGACTCGCTCGGACCCGGCGAGGTCATCGACCTCGACACCGACGACCGCGCGCACCGCGCCTTCCGGTTCCCCGAGGCACTCGAGCAGGCTCCGCAGCGCGTGGGGTCGGGGGTGCTCACGTACCTGCGAGACGCGCTGTCGGCGGCCATCGCCAACGAGACGCTCGAATCGGCGAGCCCCGCGGTGCCGATCCTTCCCACCGATCCCGCCGACGGTCCCGACCTCATGGTTGCAGGGCACGTCGGTCTCTACGCGGAGTAGCCATGGCAGGATTCCCCACACGCATCAGCCGCGCCACGCTTGGCCCCAAGCGCAAGGACTTCGACGAGGCCGTCGACGAGACGTACTACGTCAGCGCGCGGTTCATCGAGATGCTGTTCCATCAGGTGTGCGGCATGAACCTGCTGTCGTCGAGGTGTGGCGGGCTCATTGTGAGCAACGCGCTCGCGGCCCACGAAGAGAGCTGGGCGCCGGACGGTGGCGCCGCACCGACCTTTTCCCACGTGGCCACCGGGCACTACCGCATCACGTACCCCGCCACCGCGGACGACGAGGCAGGCAACACCGTGGCGATCGCGCTGACGCGGGCGCGTGGCTTCGTTCAGGGCGCGGCGGCCCGCTCGGTCACCGCCACGGCGTCGGGATCTCAGGTCGACGTCTACCTGTTCGACGCGGCGGGGTCCACGGTGGACGGCGACGTTTGGTTTGAGGCCTTCTGATGCTCGGCTCGATGAACCCCCTGCCGATGCGGGTCGGCGGCGGTCCGACCCGGGCCGAGGTCATCTGGCGTCAGCTCCGGAGCGGACTCGGGACGCGGGGCGCCGGCCCCGAGGGCAGCAGCGAGGACCGGTGGCGGCAGGCCAAGGCGCTGGGGATCGCCAAGGTGCTGAGCATGCAGGAGCGTGCGGCGGCGCAGGCGTTCCCGCAGCTCGGTATCGAGCACCTGCCCATCTACGAAGCCATCCTCGCGGTGACGGGTGGGGACACACTGGCGGCGCGCACCGAGGCCGTCACGGCGGCCTACGTGGGGGTGCCGGACGCCACGGACCCTGGCCTCGAGGCGGCGCTGCAGCGCATCGATCCCACCATCGAGCTCGTGGTGGCGCCCCACGCCGAAGCGCTGGTGACCCGCTACGGCAAGCCTTTCGGTGCGGCGCAGGATACGGCGAAGTGGCCCGCCTACAGCGAGCACTTCTTCGCCTTCGTCAAGTGGCCCGTCATCGACGAGTCCAAGCGGGGGAGCGTCGAGCGCCTGCTCAACAAGTCGCTGCCGGCCTGGTGCGACTTCGTCATCTACCAGTCGGAGGGGTTCACGCTCGACGAGGACCCGCTAGACGTAACCTTCCTGGTGTAATTCGAGGTAGCAACGCATGGCCAACTTCACACGCGTGAACCCACCCGGGTGGGGCTTCAAGGCAGATCTGACCAGCGCTCAGGCGAACCAGCTGGACATCGACCACGCCAAGGCCGTCAATGGCGACGACGGGTCGAGTCACTCACCCGCCGCCCCGGTCCAGATCGACGGGCCCGGGGGGATCCGAACGGACCAGCTGCTCTGCAACGGGACGGCCGACGTGACGGGGACCCTCGAGGTCACTGGGGATCTGATCCTTACGGGCGCTACCATGCAGGTCGACTCCGCCAGCTCGCTGGATGTAGAGAGCCGCATCAATTTCGCCGGGAACCTCGCCGGCATCCGCTACCGACAGAACACCTCTCTCGGGGACGCCGACGCTGACATCACCGTGGCGGCTGACACCTACTGGATCAGCGCCGCGCTGACCGCTGTTCGTACCTACACGGTCCGCCACACCGGGATTGTGCCCCTTACCGGGCAGCGCATTCGTATCCGCCGCAGCCAGTCGAGCCCGTCGGAGAACATCATCCTCGCCCACGAAGACGCCTCGGTGATCTGCACCTTGAACGGCGGCTTCACCTATTCGTGGGTAGAGCTCGAGTACTTTGGCGCCAACGACTGGCGCGTTGTCGGCTGGGGTAGCGCAACCTCCGAGGACGATCGGGATTGGGTCTGGCGCGACGGGAGCTCTCAGCACATCGTGGCCATTCAGTTCTGACCATGCCCGACTTCACTGCACGCGTGACGACCCCTTCGGGGTTCACCGACTTCGTCGACGACGAGGTCCCAAGTCGACTCAGTCCCGTGCAGGGGTACCCGCACCGGTATGCGCGGGTGCCCGTCGCGACCACCGACGTGCAGGTGGCCGCGACGGTGGCCGGCGTCGAGGCACCGGCGGACGCCGCGCTCGGGGGGCGGCTGTTCACGTGGTGGTGGGTGCAGACACCGTTCCCGAAGCCTACGATTCAACACCTCGCGGGCAAGTCGAGCGAAATCGACTTGGTGGGCTGGCCGAACGGCGACGCCGGCGCCGTTGGGCTGTGGGTGCTCGGGGTGGCCCGCCCTGACGGCGGCACGGTGCTGCTGTCGTTCAACGTGGAGGTATGACCGATGGCAGGCCTGATCGATGAGCTGAGCCCGCTGACCGTCGGCGCCGAACGGATCGCGCTGCGGCCGGCGGATCCGGACGCGATGCCGCGCGCCTTCGACGTCTACGTGCTGGTCGTGGACTACGCGCTCTGCGAGCCCGAGGGGGTCATGCTGCCGCTCGAGGTCATCGTCACCTCGCCGTCCGACACGCAGCGGACGCTGCACCGTTTCTTTGCGCCCACCGAGCTGAGCATCTTCCCCGACGAGGGCGGGCGGTGGCTCGTCACGTTGCGCGAGGTGGCCCACAACAAATGGTGGGGACGCTACGCGTTTACCGCTGCTGGGGACCAGCTCACCTGACGTAGACGCTGCCCCCGCAGGGGGCTCGCTACGGTACCCCCGTGAGCGGCGCGGAATTCAGCATCGACGGGGACGCTTTCGCCAACCTCGGCTACGACGCCGCGCACAACCAGGTGCTCGACCTGCAGCTCGAGGGCGAACCGACGGCGCGCAAGGTTGTCTTCTCGCAGGTGCAGAAGAGTGAGGGCGCACCCGACCTCGTGTTCAGCCCCGCCGACGGGCAACCGGTGACGCCGGGTGGTGTGGTGCAAACCACCATGCCGGCCGATGGTGCTCACGCATGGATCGTTCGCTGCCAGGTGAACGACGGGATCGACGCGAGCGCCGAGAAGGTCGCGGCCTGGACCAAGGAACGCGCGGTGGTCATTCGCGCCGACGGCAAGCGCAAGATTTGCCCTGCCGAGTCGACCCAGTACAGCGGCACCTACGGATGGAGTACCGCTCACAACGAGCTCGTTGACCTGGGCGGCGGCGCACCTCACACGACGTTTCAGCAGCAGACCTTCCTCAACATCCTGGGCCTAACGAACCTCGACCTCGATGAAGTCGTTCTTCCTGACGATCACTCGTTCGAGGTTGTCACGCGCATCCAGTCCGAGAACCAGACGACGGGCAACGTGACGCTGGGGCGCCACATGTCGTTCTGGGAGAAGCGCTCCGGGACGCTCACCCACCGAGTAAGCATCAACTCGGGAAACTACGCCGGGAACGGGTCCTACACGACGACCTTTCAGGTTTCGCCGGGGGGAGATATCCGGATCCCCAACATGAACCCGCCCCAGACGAGCGACGTCCACGTCATGGTCGAGGTCTACGCCAGGCCGCTCGTCTATTAGGCCACCACCGCCGCCCGCCGCACTTCGAAGAACCCATTGCGCGCCCCAGGGGCCACGCTGCCGTCGCTGTCGACGGTGTAGTCCCAGCGCCCGACGTGGGTGGCGTCGTCGTGGCTCGTCTGCTGCGACCACACGTACTCGCCCGGTTGCACCTCGGAGATGGAGGCGTCCCCGGATGGCACCTCAAAGGCGGCGCCCCGTCGAGGTTTCACGTGAATCGACCACGAGTCCGGGGCGGTCAGCACGCCTCCTACGCGGAAGCGGATGGTGGTCTCAACGCGGTCGCCTGCGGTGTGGGGCACGGGATCCTCCTCGATGTCGATCAGCGTAGCAGGGCGGCTGTAAGCCGTGATGGTGGTCGACGCGGCGAGCTGCAAAATGACCACGCTGGCGAGGTCGTGCACCACGTGCCCTGACGCGATCGTGGCTAGGTCCACGTCGAGCTCGGCCTGGACGGTCAGCGAGGCGAGGTCGTGAACGGTCAGCGTTGAGGCGCGGCCCTGCAGCGTGATGCTCTGGACCGTCGCGACGCTGTCGAGATCGTGAACGACGCGCCCGCTCGGAATCGCGGTGAGGTCGACGTCGAGATCGGGGTCCATTGTGAGGCTCGCCAGGTCATGCACGGTCCGGCCGCTGGCGATGGCGGTGAGGTCGACGTCCTGCGCAGCCTGGGCCGCCACGCTCGCCAGTTCGTGAATCTGGTGGCCGCTCACGATGGTGGTGAGCGAGATGGTCTGCCCCGACACCACGTCCACGCTGGCGAGGTCGTGCACCACGGTCCCCGAGGGCAGCGCGCCCAGGTCTACCTCGAGCGCCGGCCCGGAGCCGACGCTCGTGAGAGCGTGCACGGTGACGGTCGGTCCGAGCGCACCCAGGTCGACGTCGTTGGCGGGGCCGCTGACGACGCTGGCGAGATCGTGCACGACGTGGCCCGAGGCGATGGTAGTGAGGTCGATGTCTTGGTCGCTGCCCTTGATGGTGACGCTCTCGAGATCGTGCACCTGGTGACCGCTGGCGACGGCACCGAGGTCGACGTTCTGCGCGCTGAGGATGTCCTCGATGGCGTCGGCGGTCCCGACGAAGGGGACCCCGTCGGTCCCGAAGGCGTAGGTGACGAGCCCCACGTAGACGGTGTCGGGCCAGGCGGGCTCGCTCCCGGGGAAGGCGTGGGCCGAGCTCCAGCTGTCCTGTGCTGGGTCAGGCTGGCCGCCAGGGCCGAGCTGGTTGGGCTCCTGCCATTGGAAGGTGATGGCCTTGCCGGCGCTGCCGACGATCCGGAAGTCGGCGCGCGTTCCCGTGATCGCGTTGGTGCCGACGTCGTTGACACTCGATGAGCCACTGGCGTTCGTCTTGGCCTCGATGGTGCGTTCCGAGCCCCCGAACCCGGTAGCCCCTCGGTACCCCACCACGAAGTGCCGGTAGTCCTGCTCGGGGCTGCCCAAGTCCGCGTTCACCTGCATGCCGCAGAAGTTGTAGGGGTTCCCCAACAGCGTGGGGGTCCCCTGGGTGTCGGCGGCCGAGACGCCGATCCCGATGTTGCGGACGATGATCTCGAAAGGGAACTCGGTGGCCTTGAAGTCGCCGCGTCCGGCGTCGCTGTTGAACCAGGTCGTAACGTCAGCGGTGTTGTCGGCGAGCTCGGCGAGGTAACGGCCATTGGCCTCGGTGACGTTGGGCAGGTCCGACGCGTTCACGGTTGTGTAGCCGTCCAGTGTCCCCGACCCTTCGAAGGCGTCGTGCAGCGCGCCGACGAGGGTGACAGAAGCCAGGTCTCGCACCACGTGCCCCGACGGGATCGCGGCTAGGTCGATGTCCTGCTCGGGCTGAGCCGCGACGCTGGCCAACGCCGGCAGGGTGTGACCGCTGGCGATGGTGGTGAGGTTGATGGTCTGCTCCGACCCGCTGGTGACCGAGGCCAGGTCGTGGACGGTGTGTCCCGACGCGATCGTGGTCAGGTCGATGTCCTGCTCGGCCGCCGCGCCGTTGGCCTCCTCGAGCAGGGCGGCGTGGAGCGTTGCGATGTCCCCACCCGAGACGGTGGTGGCGTAGATGGCGATCGCCCACCAGTCGCCTGACCACACCGCGCCCGAACCCCCATAGGCCGCTGTTTCGAGCGCCGCCGGCTGATCCGCTGGCGTCATGGTGGAGGTCCAAACCAGCGTGCCGTCGACGTAGCAGCGGTAGTTGCTCGCGTCGGCGGTGAAGATGATGGTGTAGACGGTGCCGGTCGAAAGCGTGAACCCGAGCGTTTCTGTCGAGCCTTCCTCGTAGGTCAGCGCCCCGGCATTGGCGTAGAGCGACCCCTCACCCGAGCCGCCTTGGCTTGAGAAGATGTTTCGGAAGCTGCTCAGCGAGTCGGCACGCAGGCAGGTTGCGATCGTCCAGTTGGTGAGTCCATTGACGACGCCAGCGAAGCCGAAGCCGTTCTCCGCGACGTGGAGCGCACACGGCCCCTGCAGCCCCCCGGTGGGGTTGGTGTTGATCTCGGGGGCGGTACCGGCCAGCGTCGCGTCGCTGGTGCCTGTCGAATCGGGCCACCCCGTGCAGGCCGTGCCGTCGGCGGAAGCACGTGGCGAGGGTCCCCCGTCGCTCGTCAGGCAAGCCCTGACGAGACCTGTGATCCCGTTGAAGTCGGCGTAGGCCACGACCGGGCCTCACAGGCTAGAGCGAGAACCAGCCGGCCGCGTTCGGGTTCACGTTGATGTTGTTGCCGTCCGGGGTCACCGGCAGCCCCGCGCTCGCCGTGTCCCACAGGCCGATGAGCGTCGATGTCGCTCCGACCCCTGTGTCGACGTAGAGCACCACAGCTTCGGATTGGTCACCGGTTACGCTCGGCAGCACGGGAGGATCGGAGTCGAAGGTGCCGTTGGTCACCGTCTTGCCGGTGAGGTTGCCGCTCGTGGCGACCCGAGCCGCGGCCGGGATATCGGCCAGGTTCCCGTGGGTCGACGCGTTGGGGGTGTAGTCCGCCAGGTCGACGAGGACCGCCTTGATGTTGACCGTCAGGAGGTCGACGTTGCCCTGGAGCACCTGCTCGAGGAAGTTGTCGTAGAGGATGTTGGCCATGTCGCGGCTAGCTTGACCCGCCGGCCACCCCAACCGGCCGTAACGCCGGGTCGGTACGGGAGGGCCGTAACGCCGGGGCAGCAAGGGAAGGTGCCAACTTCCCGGCATGCTCGAATTCATCAAGCGTGAGCCGGCGGTCCTGCTCGGCCTCGTCCAGGCTGTCCTCGCCCTCGTTCTGTCCTTCGGCCTGCACATCACCGAGGAGCAGATGGGCGCCATTCTCGCGGTGACCGCGTTCGTCCTGGCGATCGTCACGCGGCAGGCGGTCACGCCGCTTCCCCCGAAGGCCCCGGCGAAGTGACCTACGCCGAAGCAAGCGTCGTTTGGCCGCCCGCCGAGCTGGCAGAGTCGCTGCACCCGAGCACGCTGGCCGTGCTCGAGTACTTCGTCTACGGCCACCTACCCGAGCCCAAGGACTGCGCCGTGAGGGCGGCGCTGTGAGGTGGCTGGTGATCGTGCTGGCGCTCGTGGCGCTGGGGTGCCCCCCGTCGTCCACGCAGGTGCAGGCGCGGGCGCAGGCGCAGGTGGCCAACACCATCGCCGTGGCCACCAACCCCGTGCTCGTCCAGCTCGCGGAGACCTACGCCCGACAGGGGGAGCTGCTCATCGAGCGCGCCAAGAGCCGTCAGGAGGCGGTCGCGCTGCTCGAGGCTCACCGCACCCGGTGGCGCCCGGTTTGGGCCGCTGTCGACGCGTTGGGCGCCGCCCATAACGCCTGGGCGACGGCGCTCGAGCAGGGGGTGAGCGACCCGGCGAGCGCCGCGGCGTTCGTCGCCGCCTGGTGCGAGCTCGAGGACGTCGCCGTCGAGCTCGGACTTTCCAAAAAGCTCCCCGCGCTCCCGGAGGTGGTGCCATGTCCGTGACGCTCGCCGACGTGCTCGAGCACATGGCGTCCCCGGTGGGCACGCTGCTCGAGGCCATTCCTGGCGCCAAGGGGGTGGGGCCCATCGTCGGCGAGGCGCTGGGCTTGGCTGCCGACCTGATCCGCGACGGTGCCGACGCGCAGGGGACGATCGCGCGCCTTCGTCGGTCGCCTGAGCTGCTCGCCCAGGTGCGGGCTGAGAAAGGCTGGGAAGGAGCGCTCGACGACAAGTTCCCCGAGGCTGATGGTTCGGCCTGACAACAAGGAGGGCTGATGTACCGAGCCCCGGGCAAGCTGCGGATCCTGGTCAGCGACGACCAGGACTTCGACCGTCGGATCGCGTGCGCCGATCTGCGTGGCGACCACGACGTGGTCGAGGCGTTCTCGCTGGCGTCCACGCTAGCGGCGCTCGACCAGGCCAAGCGCCAGGGTCGCCCCTTCGACGTGGTCCTGCAGGACCTCGATCTCGGCGACAGCCGCGGGCGACACACGTTCGACGCGGTAAAGTCGGCTGCCGAGGGGACGCCGATCGTCGTCTACACCGGCTGCGCCGACGACGTCGTGCGGTTGGGGATCATGCGCGACGGGGGCGCGGACGACTTCCTCGTAAAGAAGCCCGGGACCGAGCCCGCGCACATCCGCCGGGCGCTGGAGTTTGCGGCGCTGCGCCGGTCGGCCACGCGAGACACGAAGGTGATCTCGGACGCGGCTCGCGACGAGGCGGACCAGCTCGACACGCTGGCCGACGAGCAGCCGGGCGAGGGCTCGATGATGCGCGCGCTGGCCAACAGCCGTCGAGACAACGCGGTCATCCTGGACCGCCTGGACCGCATCGAGCAGCGGCAGACCCAGACAGAGTCGGTGACGACGACGAATCGGAACGACATCGTACGACTGGCCTCAACGTTCTCAGACCTGCCTCTGAAGGAAAAAGGGAAGGTCTACATCGGCGGTGTCAGTCTCGGTGCCATCGTTTCCGTCATCATCGAGGTGTTGAGGGTGTTCCTGTGATCCGTGTCGCCGCGGCTGTCGTGTTCGCGCTGGGCGCCCTGGTGCTCGTGGGCTGGGCGCTGCGGGTGCCGCCGCTCGTCCAGGTGATCCCAGGTGCGGCCCCGATGCAGCCCAACACGGCGCTCGGGTTTTGCCTTGCGGGCTCGGCGCTGTGGCGGGGACGGGGCGTTGAGGTCTTGGGGGCAGCGGCGCTCGGGATCTTGGCGCTCCTTGACTACGCAAGCGTGGACACCGGGACCGCTACGCTGCTGTTCGAGCCCTGGACAACCACCGCGACCTACCGGCCCGGACTGATGTCTCCGGCCACGGCCGGCTCGTTCGTTCTGAGCGCGGGCCTTCTCGCCGGTCGGAGAGTTCGTGCTGTGGCCGGGGTGCTCGTGGCGGTGGCGGGAGGGACGACGCTCCTCGGGTACGTGAGCGGCACGAGCGCTAGCTACTCGTGGGGGCCGTGGACGGACATGGCCGTGCACACGTCGGGGGCCTTCGTCCTCGTGGGAGGGGGAATGGTGGTGAGTGCGAACCTTGGGGAGCGAGCGGCATCGCTCGCAATGGCCGGCGGTCTTGGGGCGACCGGGCTGGCGCTGGCGGTAGCCACTGGGTCGCCCGTGATCGTGGGCTTCTCGTTGGCGTTCGCGGCGGCGATGGCGCTCACCAACGCGAGGACGCGTCGGGTCATTCAGGCCGAGTCCAAGCTGAAGGCGGAGCGCGAGCATCGTGAGGCGGTGAACAGCCGAATGGCGCTGTTCGTGGGTGAGACTTGCCACGACCTTCGCTCGCCGCTCAACCACGTCGTGCACCTGGCGCGCATGGCCTCCAACCCGACGTCGGGGGTGACGGCTGCGGACGTCGCCGAGGCGGCCGAGCACATCCACCGCCAGGTCGTGGCGATCGAGCGGATCTACGGATCCCTCACCGGCAAGCGCGAGCTCGTGACGCTCGCGGCGCTGATGGATGACGTGCTCGTAAGCAAACGCAACCACATCGAGAAGCACGGCGCGAGTGTCCACGTGACCGGTGCCGACGTGCGGATGCCGATGGCGGCACGGACCATCCTGCTCAACCTCGTCGCGAACGCGGCCAAGTACGGCGGCACGGCTCCGCGGATCACCGTGACCGCCTCGGAGTCGGTCGGCAGCGTCCGTGTGACGGTGCGCGACCATGGCCGTGGATTCGAACCCGAGCAGTCCGAGCGCCTCTTCGACGCGGGTTTCCGGGCGCATGACAGCACGCCTGGGCACGGGCTCGGGCTGAGCTTCTGCCGCCAGGTCACCGACGAGCTCGGCGGTCGGATCTGGGCCGAGAGCGACGGCCCCGGACGCGGCGCCGCCTTCACATTCGAGCTGCCCTTGGAGGACTCATGACCACGCTCGTTCTGTTCGCCACGCCCGGTGCGCCCGACCGCGCCACGCTCGCCAAGTACGAAGAGGCGCTGCGTCCCCTCGGGGACTTCGTGCTCAAGCTCATCCCCATCGCCGGGTTCTCGTCCGTGTTCAAGACCGAAGCCGCGAACCTTCGTCGTGGCGATGGTCGTCTGCTGCCCGCCACGCTCGACAAGTACGCACCCGGGGTCAGCGTGAGCAAGCTCGCCTTCGTGGGGTACTCGGCAGGCTGCTGGTACGCCCGCGACGGGTTGCTGACGCACCCCCTCGATCGGAGCGCCATCGACGCCTGCGTGTTCCTCGACGGGCTGCATGGCTCGGCGGCGCAGCTGAGCCACGTGAAGAAGTACGCCGACGACGGAGGACACCTGATCGTCACGCACACCGACGTCGACCCCTACACGTATCCGAGCACGACCAAGACGGCAGAAACGCTCCGGCAGATGCAGGCCGAGGGGGTCATCATCCATCGCGATCCCAAGCCGGGCGAGACGATGAAGCAACAGCACGGCCGCGCGCTGACCGAGCACGGCCCGCAGGTGCTCCGCGATCACCTCGTCCCGTTCCTCGTGGGCGGTCGGACGGACTCCGCGCCGCCAAGCGGCCCCGTCGAGCCCTGGGTGGACGTCGGGTGGTGGCAGTCGCTGACGATCGGCCAACGCCTGGTGGAGATGGCGGGGTTCGAATTCGGGCACAACGTCAAAGAGATCCCAGGCGCTCGTCACAACCCGCGCATCCTCGAGTACAGCCGCCACTGCCGGCGTGGCGGCGAATTCCGGGGGCTCACCGATGACGGTCAGCCGTGGTGGATCGGCGGGCTGCCGCTGCCGCTACCTCGAGACGAGGACGCCTGGTGCGCCGCGTTCCGGTCGTACTTGCTGCTGCGGGTGCTGCTCGTCGGCGACACGCCGCCCCACGGCCTGCGTGTGAGCGTCCGGGAGCTCTGCGCGGACAGCCACGGCCGCGGGTTGCTGCGGCTCCACAGCGACGGCTACAGGCCCATGCCGGGCGACGCGGTGATCTACGGCCGCAACGGCCAGAGTCCGCTCCCCGTCGAGCTCGGGGGGCAGGCCGGACAGGGCCACATCACGACGGCCACGACCCGATTCGACGACCGGCAGGTGGTCCGCTGCATCGGTGGCAACGAGCGCGACGCCATCCGGTGGCAGGACCGGACCCTCGTGGGGCCCGAGGCGCCGCTGGCGTACCTGATGGCGGCTTAGGGCCGCACCGTAGAACTCGGATTCTAGGGCTCGAGCTCGAAACCGATCGCCCGCATGCCGGCGCGCGCGGCAGCCTGCGGGAGCACTGCCTCCACTATGTAGTGGATACTGCGCCAGCTCCGTGGGTATCAGGTCGAGAGACCGCGGCTACTCCGAAGGCACTCGACCTGGTGACTCTCGGCTGCTCCACAATCGATGCACATCGCAAGGCAGCTTCAGGTCGGTGCACCACACGACGGGCAGGCTGTCGGGCTTGGTCATGCTGTCTCCTTCTTGCTTCGCGTCTGCCGCGCCAACGCGGCCACCGCTTCGGCCAGGTCGAGCCCCCGGTCGTGGGCGTGCACATCGCCGTCGAGAACGGCCCCGGCGTAGGCCTTCACCAACTTGCCCAGCGCTTGCCCAGCACGGGGGTCCAACCCCGCGCCGTCGCTCGGGATCGCGTCGCCCTCATAACCCGAAGGTCGTAGGTTCAAATCCTGCCCGCGCAACCAGCGGAATCTTTCGAGATTTCGCCGTATCAGTTTATGTGCGCTGGTCACCTGCTGGGCACCTCGGGCGCCCGGTGTCCGATCGGCGCGCTCCCGGATCGCGCTCTGGGCGAGGTGGGCGTAGCGCTCCGTCACGGTCACCGACGAGTGCCCGAGCAGCGCAGCGACTTCTTGCAGCGTCCACCGCTCCCCCCACCATCCGGCCACGAGCGATGAGGCGCAGGTGTGCCGTAGGTCGTGCCATCGGACGCCTCGACGGATCCCCGCCAGCTGCTGATGCTCCGGCCACCCGTAGCTCTTGCTGCGCTGCCGCCGACAGCCGCGCTCGGTGGGCCACATGAGGCCGAAGGGGTTGTCCGGGCAGTAGTCCGGCAGCAGGCGCAGCCAGCGTCGCGCCGCCTTGAGGGCCAGGCCGAACAGGGGCACGCGGCGGATGCGGTTGTTTTTCGGTGGCTCGTGGTTTGGCCCCCCGTACCGAACCACCACGTGGGGGGCGTCGACCACGTGCACGTCGACGAGCTCGAGGTTCCACTGCTCGCCCTGGCGCAGGCCCGTTCCGATGGCGAACAGCGCCCGCAGCCGATCGGGCTCAGGGATCGTCGTGCACAGCTTCAGCAGTCGCTGCTCGTCCGGATCGAGGAACGTCCAGGCCTGGTGCTCGATCTTGGCGGGGCGCTTGACGCGGATCCGATCGGCCGGGTTGGTGTCGATCAGCTCCTCGTCGACGGCGTCCTGCAGGCACCTCCGGAGCAACAACAGGCACTCGCGCACCGTCTTTGCGCTGAGCTGACGGGCTCCCCGCTTGTCCGCCGCTGCGGTTGCTCGCAGGCTCTCGACCCACGCCCGAACGTCGCGGCGGCGGATGCGGGGCAGAGGCCAGTCGGCAAACCGCGCCCGCATCACGTGTCGGCCCCACCGGGAGCGGTCGGTGGCCACGTTGCGGCTGCCGCCGAGCTCACGCCGGTCGAGCCAGGCTGCGCCCCACCCGCGGAGGGTGCCATCGCCCACGGCGCCATGGCCCTCGACCAGGCGCGCGATCGCCAGGTCGAGCTCGCGGTGGGCCTCCTCCTCGGTGTCGAAGCACCCCACCGACCGTCGACCGAAGATCCGAGGCAGGCGGGCGACGTACCGCCCGCTCCGCTGCCGCTCCACGCTGCCGCTGCCGTGCATCCGCATGACGCTACTTCAATCGTCGAGCAGCTGGGCTGCCCGCGCCGCCTGCAGCTCCGTGGGTGCGTTCACCCGCGCCGGCATGGGGCCACGGCGGCGGGGTTTGCGCGGGCGAGGCGCCGGGGGCTGTGGGATCTCCTGCTCAAGCTCGTCGGCGAGCTCGTCGAGCACGCGGATACCCTCGCGCAGCAGGCGGATGAGGCGGGGGGAGGGGGTCATGCGGTGGCCTCCGTCGTGTCCTTGCGGGCAGGTACCAGCTCGCCGCGGTGCAGCCTTCCAACGCACGCGCGACAGCGTCTGCGTGGCACGCTGGTTGTCGTATTACCCGTGCGCCAATGGCCGCAAGCGGTCGTGATCCAGCCCCCCTCAACGCGCATGACGATGCAGCTGATCCCGGACATCTCGCTCCACAGAGGAACGTCTGACAGCTGTAGATGGTCGCACCATGCTCTACGCGCTGACACGCGGTCATCGCCGCGCGACTGGATCGTGCGGAGGTGCCTCTCCGTCTCGATGGGGTCCCGCGTGTCGCGGCTGGCGATTGCCTCAAATACCGGGTCCATGTCACAGCAGCACTCCTTCCTCGGGCCTCGTCGTCGATCCACGCGTTCAGTGTGCCAGCCTACTTCCGGAGCGCCTGGCAGGCCACGGAAGGCTATCCGAACTTGCGCGCCACTCAGCCGCTCGCCGCACCACGCGCATGTCGGCAGTCGTCGGCTCATTGCTCAACCCATGCTGTCACGAGGAATATGACACCGTATCCAACGCACATCGAGCAGCCTTCCCCCTCGCATTCGCGGCAGTCGGCGATCTTGAGCAGCCCTCGCCAGATCGCCTCTTCGAGGATTTCCTCACCGGTGAGCCCTCGTATCCTGCCCTCTTCGACGAAGGCATCGAGAAGCTCGAGAGCTTCGCCCTTCTTCTGGGTCATCTGTCGTCCTCCGGTAGCGCGGTCAAGCTGCGCTAAGCGCATCTCTGCACGCGCCACGAGCGAGTCGTTGGCCGTGGGTCTCCTAGAATCCGTCATAGCTTCGACACATCACCTCACACGAAGTCGAGCTTTTCCTCGACGGCTGCTAGGGCCGGCGCCCGGTCCGTCGACGGCGGCGGGTCGGTGTCAGCCTCCGCGACCGCCCGCACCATCCCGTCCTCAATGACCACGGAGCACTCCTGCCCGGTGCTCACGCGCTCGAGCCAGACCTCGCCCCCTTCTGCCGCGGCGAGCTCGCCCAGCAGCCGCAAGCTGTCCTCGTCGAGGTCCGAGCCCGACCGGACGAGCAGCACTTTGAGCTCGGGGTTCTGTCGGAACCCGACTGCGGTCCAGAGCCGGAGCTGCTGCGCCTGGCTAGCCTGCTCGAGCGGCACGCCGTCGAGCGTCACGCCCTCACCGTCGAAGCCGAGCCCCTGGATGGGGAGCTTGGCCGCGGCCAACATGGCGGCGCGCGCCTCGTCGATGACATCGAGCTCGTCGGAGAGCGCGTCGGCACGGCGCTGCGCTTCGCGATGCTCCTCGAGGAGCTTCTGGCGCGCGGCGTTGTCACGCACCTTGGCGTTGGTGGCCTCGGCCGTCCGCATGCGCTCGCGGATTGGGGTGATATCGACGAGCTCGGCCGCGGCGGCGGCTTGCTGAGCACGTGCCAGATCGTCAGCGGCCACAGTCCGACGCTTCCGGGCCCGCTGCAGCTCCGTTTCGAGACGTGCCACCTCGTCCTCGGCCTCGTCCAACTCGCGTCGGGCATCCTCGAGGTTGTCTTGCTTCGACCGCACATCGCGATTTTGCTCGCTGGCCAGCTCGAGCTCGGACGCGAGCTCGGCCATGCTCACCTCCTCGGCCGGGGCGTCGGGGTGGTGCGGCGCGGCGTCGAGCTGAGCCTTGAGCCGCTTCACTTCGCGGTTGACGTCGGTACGCTGGTCGAAGGTAGCTTGGCGCCGGCCGTCGAGCTCGGTGGTGTCGACGCCGGCGATCTCCCGCAGAATGGCTGCTTGCTCGGCGGGCCGCATACGAGACATGGCCAGCGGATCGATCGCCAGCGTGCGGAACATCTTGTCGAGCACCGCCTGGGGCGAACGGACCTTGCCCCCTTCGGCGTCGGTGACGACGAGCTTGGTGCCGCCGGCAGCGTCGATCGTCCGGGTAACGATCATGCCGTTGCTCAGCTGGACGGTCACCTCTGCGCGTCGCTCGCCGTCGCGGATTGGCTTCGGGGGCATGGCCCGTTTGCCCCCGAGCGCCATCTCGATCGAGCGCAGCACGCTCGACTTGCCGTTGCCGTTCTTGCCGCCGACGACGATGACGGGCTTGCCATCGGCGTCGATGCGCACGGCGCGCAGGCGCATCACGTTCTGCGCCTCGAGGCGGACGATGGTGGTGCTCACCGGAAGTCCTCGTCGCGGTCACGCCCGCGTCCCCGGTCTCGATCCCGATCCCGCCCCCGATCGTCACGACGGCGCCCACGGTCGCTGTCGCGGTCCCGGCGGCGATCGCGGCGGTCGTCGTCGCGCCCCCGATCGCTCCGTCCACCGCCGTCGCCTGTGAGGACCACCTCTCGGGCGTGGATCTCGGTCTTGTACCGCTTCACGCCATCCTTGCCCTCGTAGCTTGAGGTCCGGAGGTTGCCCTTGATGAGCACCCTGCTGCCCTTGACGAGGATCATGCCTAGGCTCTCACCTCGCTTCCCCCACACCACCACGTTGTGCCACTCCGTGTGGTCTTCCCACTCGCCGTCGCGCTTGATGCGTTCGTTGGTCGCGAGCCGGAGGTTGAGCACCCCGGTGCCGCCTTGGGTGAACCGCAGCTCGGGGTCATCGCCAAGGTTGCCCATCAAGTAGACTTCGTTCAATCCGTTTGCCATTTTGTCCTCAATCGTTGTTCGCGAAGCTCACCCCTTGGGCGTGAACGCTTCGATCGTTTCGTAGGGGGCGCCACGCTTGAGCGCCCCGAGCTCGCGCAGCTCGTCCATGAGCGCACGCGCTCGCCGCACCCCCTGGCCACGCTTGGTCTGCTCGGCCTTCGCGGCCACCTCGATTGCCGTCTTGCTCGTCTTGCTCGAGACGGCTGCAGCCGCGGCGAAGGGACCGAGGTGCTTCCGGATCGCTTCGAGCGCGCCGTCCACCGACAGGTCGAAGCGCTCCCGTCCATCGTGGAGCACCACGCCATAGAGCTTGTCGTTGTTCAGGGGCACCGGGCCGTGCTCGCGCGCGTACTCCTTGACGGCATGGCGGATCGTCTCGATGGCTGTCTTCGCCACCGCCAGGCGCTCGAGGAGGTAGGCGGCATGCTCGGGAGACGTGATCTCGTCCGTGAGCGGATATTCCAGATCGGAGACCTTCGCCACCGTCGCCAGCGCCTTCGTCGTCGCGGGACACGTTGCGGCCAATGGGCAGTAGGCCGAGTCGCACCAGTGCCCCGGATTCGGCGGAGGACGCTCCCCCTCGTAGGCAATGCGGTCGTGAATGCCACAGAGCTCGTCGGCACAGAGCGCGAGCTCGAAGGCGTCGAGGGGCTCGGGGCGTGCACGGACGCCGTCGGCGTCCACCTGGACGAGCTCCAGGGTGACCTCGTGGAAGCCATAGGCACGCGCCGCACAGAGGCCGAGGGCCCGCAGCTGGCGCGACTCGGCGGGGTTCTTCCCCCAGGTGTACCGACCAGTCTTGTAGTCCCGCACCACGAGCGCGCCATCGCGAACGAACACCAGGTCGGGTGTGCCGCTCATCTCGTGGGGCTTGCGGTCGGAGTAGTCCCGCGGGTGCGCCTGACGTAGCTCCCGCGCGGTGCCTGCTCGCAGGTCGTAGGCGAGCGCCTGCTCCGCGACGCGCCACGAGGTTCTCGTCGCTTCGTCCTCGATCAGCTCCCGCAGGTGGACGGCCATCTGACCGAGCTTGGTGGTGTCGCTGGGCGTGAGCCCCTGCGCCTCGGCAATCGCATCGATGGGGGCGTCCCCCCATACCGCCAGGCACTCGGCGACCGACGACACCGCCGAGCCGACCCCTCGGAACGCGTTTGGAGGTTGCTTGGGCCAGCGCTGACGGCTGGTCCAGGGGTAGACGCAGCGCGCGGCCACGTCGAGGCGGCTGAAGGTCGGGAGGAACATGGTGGTCACGCCGGCACGCCCAGTGCTTCGCGCACGTCCTTCATGATCGGGTTGTAGATCTTCACGATCCGGAGGTAGGTGGGACGAGCGAAGTTGAGGCCCTTGATCTCAGGCGGAAGTCGCTCGAGCTTGGCCAGCACCTCTTGCGACGGCTCAAGCTCGCCGAGCCGGCGGATCTCCTGGATGAACTCGTCGGCCAGCTGATCGCCCGACGAGTCGGGGATGTCGTCACCATCGAGCACCTCGTCGAGTCGTCGCGGCTCGCTCTGGCGAGGTGGCGTCGGGTCGGACCGGCGCGGCTCGTAATCGCTGTCATCGCGCCCAGAGATGTCCTCGGCAAGATCGTCGTTGCGAGGCACGAGGAGCACCGACCGCAGCGTGTAGGCCAGGTTCTCGGTCATCGCTGCGAACTCCGCCTTGTCCGGCGGGCGCCCCTTCTCCGGGCACACGAAGGTGCTCGTCCGGATGGGCCGCGACTCGCCCGAGGTGTGCAGCAGGCAGTAGGTGAGCTGCACGCGCCCGATGGCGTCCTTGCCACCGACCCCCTTCGCTTCGCCCGGCTCGAACGTCCACTCCTCGAGCGACAAGCTCAAGCCGCACTGGCTCAGCGTGGCCCGGCACGCCTCTATCATGTACTCCGAGGACGTGTAGTAGTAGCGATGGTGGCGGTTCTCCGCGTCCTTCGCCAACGCTCGCGTCTTCTTCTGCGCCTCTACCAGCGCGATCGCGAGCTTGCTCTGTCGTTCCGTGGTCTCCATCACGCTGCCTCCAATTCCGTCTGGTCGTGGTCCGACCAGACCTGCACCCATGTGGCGTCACCGCCGCACGACGCACAGACGTGCCGCGGGTGGCTGCCGTCGCGCTCACAGCCGCAGCAGTCGCACACCGCACACAGCTGCACGATGACGAAGACAACACCATCGTCGTCCGCCCCCTTGAGGTCGGTTGTCTCGCCCCCACAACACGGGCACTCCGGCACGTCGTCGGGCGCACCACAGCGCCCCCAGTCGGTGAGCCAAGTGTCGTACATCACGCCCCCTTCTTGCTCTTGGTCTCGCGTTTCGCGGCGGCCTTGCGATGCTGCGCGAGATCCACACCGTAGAGATCGCAGGCCTGCTCGAGGCGCTTTGCGGGGTTGTCCCCCCACGTGTTGTAGAGATTGCGCGTGACGATGAGCTCGATGACCAGCGCGCTCAGCTCGCCGGTGTCGAGCGGCGCGTCGTCCTCGCCCCCGGCGTCGATGAGCACCTGAAAGGTCTCCCGAACGTCGCTCCCCGGCTTGATGTCGCGGCGCTTGAGGACGTCGCGCATGGTGTCGCTCCACGAGCCGTCCGCGAAGGCCTCGGCAATCAGACGCCACGTCGAGATGCCGATCTCGCCCCCGTCGCCCTGCACCGCTGCGACGAGATCGGCGATGGCTGCCTGGCTCGCGGCGCGGTGAATGGCGGCCTCACGCCGGCGCTTCGCCTCGGCCGGGTCGGCCTTCGCCTTCTTGGGCTTGGTGGCGAGCTCGGGGTGCTTGGCCTTCGCCAACGCGATGGCTCGCTTGCGGGGGATCAGTTCGCGGACGTTGCCCGACTTGTCCTGGGCCAAGACGACCTCACTCTTGGCGTCCTTGCCCAGCAGAGTCTTCCACTTCTTTTTGCTGTTGATGGGCAGATCGCTGTAGCCGGGTGGGCGATCGAGCTCGACGTAGTCGCGGTTGTTGAGGTAGCCCCCATACAGGAACAGCTTCGCCGCCTCGTCCTTGCTCAGGACCTTGCCGCCCGCAGCCTTGTGCTCGGCGGCTCGGGCCTTCCACGCGGCGGCGCGCTTCTTGTCGTAGCAAGGCGGGTTGGTGCACAGGTCTGCGCTGGGGGCGTCGTCGAACAGCTCGCTCTGGTTGCCGGTGCGGTGCTCGCAGGTCGTGCACGCGCCGGCCCTGGCGAGGAGCTTGGCGGTGATGTCGAAGGGCGCGCCGGCGAGCGGCAGCTGGTAGCGCTGGGTCGCCTGACGCGCCTCAAGAAGCGGCACCGGGTCCTCGACCGTCGAGCGCATGCTGCCGAGCGCTTCGTCCTGCAGCTTCGCCGTCGGGATCCGCGCGAGCAGCAGCGCCGCGCCCACGGGCAGCTCGCCGGCGGCCAGAGCCTTCTTACCCTTGGCGCTCAGGTCGTTGAGCTTGAGCCGCTTGCGGACGTAGCTTGCGCTCTTGCCGACCTTGCCGGCGATCTGCTCAACGCTCAGCTTGTCGTCGTGGTGCAGTCGCCAGTAGCCGTCCGCCTCGTCGAGCGGGGCAATGTCGGCCCGCTGCAGGTTCTCGACGAGCATGAGCTGGATCGCCTGCTCGTCGGTGAGCTCGCGCACCTGACAGGGCACGGTCTCGAGTCCTGCCTCCGTCGCCGCGGCAAGGCGGCGGTGACCCACGATGACCTCGTAGACGTCGCCGGCAGGACGCACCACCAGCGCCTGAAGCACGCCGTGCTCACGGATGGTGGCCGTGAGCTCGCCGACGTCGCCCACCTCATCCCGCAGGTTGAAGCCGCAGGGGGCGAGGTGGGCGATCGGAAGGCTGGCGGTCGTCACGACCCACCCCCTTGCCGACGAACCCGCTCAGCGGCGGTCAGCCGGCACGCCGCCTCGAGCGCATCGAGCATGGCCTGCCCGTGCTCGAACTCGTACGCATAGCTTGATCCCACGATGTACTCGCGCGCCTCGCACGCGTCGTGCACGGTCAGGATGAGCGCGTGCAGGACGTTCGCGACTGCGCGCGCCGCGTCGTTGCCCGGCATGCCGGCCGCATGGGCGGCCAGCATGAGCTCGTCGCGGATGAAGGTCAGCTTGGCCCGACCGCTCGACGGCGGTGGCTCGGTGGTCGCCTCGTGGGACACCCGGGACGGGTAACGGTGGTCGTTCTCGGTCGCGTAGATCATGGGGTCTCCTGTCTTAGGTGCGCCACCAGCTCGGCGCTTGTGGTCGTCACGTCCGACCGGCCCGCCTTGGCGAGCTCGGCCGCTTTGCGACGGGTCTGCATCAGCTCCCGCCGTAGCCTCTGATTGTTCTTGCGAAGCTCGGCCTCGCGACGGATCGCCGCGTCGATGAGCAGGCGCGCCTCGACGAGATGGCTGCCCACGAAGGGGGTGGCCGTCTTGTGCGCCTCGAGCGCCGCGTCGATGGCCGCCTTGGCGTCGAGCAGGGCGCGCATCAGCTGGCCCTCCGGTACAGCTCACGACCGCTGTTGCAACAGCGGGGGCAGACGGTGGGGCGCACGACGTCGGTGACCACGACGTCGCACTCCCCGCAGCACCAGCGCTGCCATTGCCAGTTTCCGCCCGGCACCTGTGCTGCCATGGTGCAGACCATCACCCCGACCTCCGCAGCTCGTCGCGCACCTGCGCCAGGGCGCCCGCCTTCGTAGTGCTCGCCCCCACCCGTTCCTTTCGCCACCAGCCGTGTCGCCCGTAGGGCGCCCAGCCGTGCTCCATGAGCAGCTGAGTGTCGGCGCGGTCGGCCGCCTGCAGCGCGCGCGACAGCACGTCACGACGCACACTCACGCGGCCGATGCGAACCCGTTTGGTCTGCACCTTGATGGCAGCGGGCCTGACCCCCCAGCACACGCGCCCGGCGGCGTCCTCGGTCAACTCGTGGTGCGGGCGGCAGTCGCCGCACATCATGCGGTCGTGCGCTTCGGTGGCCTCGCCGCAGCCGCAGCAGCTCAGCGCGCAGCGCTCGCAGTGGTCACCCAGCTGCTCGTAGCGGACGAAGGCGCCCTCGGTGGCGCCGCAGCTCGCGCAGGTGAAGGACTCGCCGTTGGCAGTGTGGAGGACCTTGCTTAGGGGAGCACAGTAGTCGGTGGGGCGTAGGACCATGCCCTGACTATGGTCACACTTGTCAGGTCTGTCAACTGTCAGAGTTGAATTTGGGGTGAGCGGTCGCCAGTATTGCAGCCATGTCGCGAGTTTGGGTGATGCTGCTCGGTGTGTTGGTGGTGGGGTGCGGAGGGGTCTCGATGGTGCTCAAGTCGCCCGTGAAATCCCAGTGCGAGAACGCTGGGCTTCAGGCCTGCGGCCAGATGACGGAGGGCGTGCTCGAGGTTGTCGAGGGTAAGCGCACCAAGGGGCTGAAGACCATCGCCGCGGCAGCCGTGAAGAACTCGCCGGAGCAGCTACAGACCTTTGCCAGCGCAGTGAAGATGCTGCAGGACATCCCGGGGGCGGACAGGTACGCAGAACCATTGATGGTGGTTGCCGAAGCATTGGCGGCGTCCACGCCAGCCACGCCGGCACCATCCGCGTCGTCCACGGTCGCGGCTTCGGCGATGGGATCAACATCGGATCTGATGAACCCTTATCACAGGCGACCACCTCGGTCGCCCACCTCGCCCCGCAACGACCGTGCCCAACTCGACGGCGGCATGGCCTCGCCCGGAAGCATCGTGACGCCTGGGCCTTTCGTCGTCATGACGTTGGTGCGCTCGTCGCGCACCTGCGAGGGGATGACTGTCGAGCTCGTCGATGTGCTCGACGTCGACAGCATCGTGTGGCGCCTCGAGCTGGATGCGGATCTTCCCAGCGTTCGCATCCTCGTCGACCGGGGTCACGTGCTGCGAGTCTTGGGTGACAGCAACAACTGCGGCGTGATGTGGTCCGGCTACCGGCCTGCGGGTGGGGGCAAGGAGCTAGCCGCAGAGCCCTAGCTCGCCATCAGGGCCCATCGCCTGCGTTCAGGTAGGCGATGCTTCGTGACCCCGAGGGGCATCCGCCGCGCCTTCGCGAGTCGCTCGAGCTCCGGTGGGGGGGGCCAGCCGAAGTCATCTCCTCGAACCCGCACGCCGGTGGGAGCAACCACGGCCAGGGGCCATCCAGTCACCTCTCCGAGGCGTAGTGCGGCCGCTGTGGGCGTGGCCACGAAGGCATCGCCGAGCGGGCCGAACCGTGGACCGTGATCGGCGAGCGCCGCTCGGAAGGCATCATGTGGCAGCACCAGCGCCGCGGTGATGGCCTCGGCCACGAGCTCGACGTCGGGCTCCTCGTAGCCGATCTCGCCGAGGTGCCACTCGGCGAGCTCATGGATCAGCGCCCAGCGCTCGCGTGCTGGAGACAGCCCACGCCGAACCGCGATGCGCGGCTGGCCGTGAACGTAGCTGAGCGCCGCATCGACGCTGGCGAGTCCTCGCAGCCGAATGATAGCGCCCGGCCCGAGATGAGCGCGGATCAGGCCTCGTGCCCCTGGGGCCTCGCTACGCGCATCACGCAGTAGCCACCGTCGAGCATGTAGGCGATTCGCGCACCGATGGTGTCGTCCACCGGTCGATGCTGACGAATGTCAGCGGCAGCAACAAGGTCTGTTACTTGACAGGCCTGACAGTTATCATCATAGTGGGCGCATGACCGAGAAGCGCTCTCGCACGATCTTGAAGCGCGCGTTCGGCGTTCACGCGAACGAGGGGCAGCGCCAGCTCTGGATCGTGATGCTCGACCGTGACTGGACGCAGGCCGAGCTCGCCGAGCGGATCGGCTGCGATTCGGGGCTTGTGAACCGCTGGCTCTATGCGTTCGGCAAGCCAGGGCTGAAGTTCCTCCCCAAGGTGCGGGACGAGCTCAACATCGAGATCGACGCGTTCAGCACGGCCCCAACTGGCCCCTGGCCTCTCGACGAGCTTCAGCGTCTCGCCAGCGCTGCGGCTCCTGGACCCGAAACAGCCTGATGGTCGCTGGGGGCTCAGCGCATCACGGCCTGCATGACCAACCACAACAGGCCGAAGGTGAAGCCGAAGAACCACACGCCCGTCATCGCCAGGATGACGGCGTAGTTGGGCCGCAGGAGCATGCCGCAATGGGGGCATATGAGCGCCTTGCGGGCGGTCCGGCCGTTGAGTGCCATAGCGACGATTGTAGTCAGGCTCTCGACGAATTCGACCACCTCTACGTGGACCTGGGCGGCGAGGGTTGAGCATTACCGATCATCGTGAGGAGGCACATGTGCGTGCGCAAAAAGCTGAACGGACAATCCGATGAACGGCCGACACTGGACAACACGAGGGCTCAGCACGATTTCGTCGCCTCGAGGCGAAATGCCTGCCGATTTCGAGACGGAAAAACGAACGTTCAGCGAAGCGGTCCCAGACGTTCAGGGGGTCAAATGACGTGGGATGAGGCGGAGAGGCTTCTTCGGGAGCTACGTCGGCGTCCGCCGATCTACAAGCTCCTCGAGCAGACGTGTCGCGACAACGCCGTGCTGCCTGCCGAGGTCATCGGAGCCCGTCGTACGAAGGCTGTTGCGCGGGTGCGCAGGCACCTGCAGCTGGCCATTCGCCAGGAATACGGACTCAGCTACCCCGAGATCGCTCGGCTCTTCGGGGGGCACCACACCACCATCATGCACAACGTCCGCGTCGCCAAGGCTGAGCGACGCGCATGCTTCGAGGTCAGCCCATAAACGCGTTGCTCTACGCCCTGTTGTCCCGCGTCGACGACACGACTCTCGCCACCGTCATCCGGGCGTTGCCGGACGACGAGCTGGTCACCCTCGCTCGTCGCGGCGTGGCGGCGCAGATTACGACCCCCGCCAATGAGGGGACGCCCAGCAAGCCCAAGAAGCGCCGGGCTTCGGGCAAGCGACGCCAGCCCACCGTCGACAAGCAGCGCCCCCAGTCACGACCGAAAGCGCCGCCCGACCGTCCTAGCAACGGCAGCCCGGCGGCCGAGGATCGACAAGCCATTCTCGATTTCTTGAAGCGCAATGACGGGGTCACCTTCACCGCGATCATCGAGGAGGTGGGGCGCCTCAACGCCTTGCTCGAGGACGGCCTCATCGAGCAACAGGGCACGCCTCGCACCCCCGCGGCAAGGTGGCACGCGGCCGCGTAGAGCAGGCGAGCGATGCGGGTTCCGCGGTCCAGACGGCACCGGCGACGGCACGACGAGATGCCGCGCAAGCACACCGAAAGCGTACGCGAGCTCGCGAAGTTGGTCCGCCTTCCTGTGGTCGACGCCCCCGATGCGGAGAGGCCACGACACCGCCGTGACTGCCAAGACGGCCCGCGGCCGTGTCCATGGGTGAGCTGCCGATACCACCTCTACCTCGATGTCTCTCCCAGCGGTAATCTGACCATTTGGTATCCGAGCCTCGACGTCGACGAGGTGCCCGAGACCTGTGCCCTCGATGTCGCCGAGATGGAGGGGCAGACGCTCGAGCGGGTCGCCGAGCACTTCAACGTCACGAGAGAGCGCATCCGGCAAATCGAGAACAAGGCCAAGGTCAAGCTCGCTCGTCGGGTTCCGGCGCTCCGGGCGCTTTGGGAAGAGGCCCGCGACGCACGATCGGAGCACGAGCAACGGACCGGAAGGGAGGAGCCGTGAAGTACCACTACCCACCCATCCATGGGTTCGCCAAGCGTCAGCCGAAGGTGCTGCCCGAGCAGCTCTTCAGCGACAGGGTGCTGGATGCGCCTCGAACGGGGGGACGCCTTCGGCCAAGGAAGCAGCGCAATAAGCCCCCCCCCACGACGCTCTGCGGGCTGACCTCCAAGCAAGCCACCCGAGTCGACCGAGTCGATTGCGAGGCCTGCCAGAAGATGATGGAGCAGTACCCCCAGCTCGGCAATCTCCTTCAACGGTCCACCCTCGCTGACACGCTCGAGGAATGCTGAAGCTACGTCCCTACCAGCAGGCTGCCCTCGAGCGGCTGCACGGCTGCGGCAAGCGGCGCGTGATGCTGTGCGCTCCGACGGGTGCGGGGAAGACCGTACTTGCCGCCCAGCTCATCGCCGACGGTCTCGAGGCCGGCGAGCGCATCCTGTTCCTGGCTCACCGCCGAGAGCTCATCAGGCAGCCCTTCACGACCTTGCTGCGCGCCGGGCTGGACTGGCGCCAGGTGGGGATCATCATGGCCGGCGTGCCGAGCGGTGGGCTGCAGTTGCCGCTGCCCGAGCTCGACGCGAGCCCCGGCGAGGTGTGGCGCGCCTATGCTCGACGACGGCCGCCGGCGCCGGTTCAGATTGCCTCGGTCGACAGCCTACGGTCGCGCAAGCTACCCCCCGCCGACCGCATCATCATCGACGAGGCGCACCGCAGCCTCGCCAAGAGCTACCGGCGGATTCTCGATCACTACCCCGACGCCCACGTCACGGGGTTGAGCGCCACGCCGAGCCGCACCGACGGCAAAGGCCTCGACGCCGTCTACGAGGAGCTCGTCATCGTGGCGACCTACAGGCAGCTCGTCGCCGAGGGGTTCCTCGTGGCTCCGCGGGTCTGGTCGGCGCGGCGCAGTCCCGACCTGAGCCGGGTGAAGGTCGTCGCCGGCGATTACAAGGGTGCCGAGCTCGAAGGCGTGATGCTCGACGACGGGCTGGTCGGCGACGTGGTCGAGCACTGGGTGGAGCACGGGGGTGGTGCGCCGACCTTCGGTTTCGCCGTCAGCGTCGAGCACAGCCAGCGGCTCACGAAGCGCTTCCTCGACGCCGGGATCCGCGCTGCGCATGTCGATGGCTCGACGCCAACCGAAGTGCGCGATCGCGCCTTCGAGGACGTTGCGAGCGGCCGCATCGAGGTGCTCTGGAACTGCGACATAGCCGGGGAAGGCACCGACGTCCCAGCCGTGAAGACGGTCATCAGCGCACGTCCGACCAAGAGCCTCCGGGTATGGCTGCAGCAAGCCGGACGGGGGGCCCGTCCCTACGACTCGCCGCACCGCTTTACCATCCTCGATCACGCCGCCAACGCCGACGAGCATGGCCTGCCCCAGATCGATCGCGAGTGGACGCTCGAGGGCCGAAAGAAGCGCCCCAACGCCAGCACCGGGACGCTCGTCTGGAAGTGCAAGGTCTGTCAGGCCGCCAACGATCTGAGCGCCATGGCGTGCGAGGAATGCGGGGCGCCGCGTCCAGTGGCCGAGCGCAAGCCCCTGCGCGAGCGCGACGGCCGGCTCGTCGAGGTCGCCGAGCTGAGCGAGGAGGATCTGCGCCAGGCGTGGGACTGGATGGTCATCGAATGGCGGGCTCACAACAGCCGCCCCGGGACCAAGCCCCGCAAGCCCGCGTGGCTCACCTACCGATTCAATGATCGCTATGGCTGCTCGCCGCCTCCGGGGTGCCGGCTGCCCGAATGGTCCAGTGAAGACGCGCGGCGGCGGAAGGAATGGGACCGGCTTGAGCGTCTGAATGGCCCCGCGTTCGCGGCCGTGCGGCTCAAGGGCACCTACGACGACGATGAGTTTCTCCCTCCGGTGACGACGAGGTGGGCATGAATGAGACCGAATACCAACCGCACCTGGCCGCAGCGCTCAGCCGCGCGGGTCGGCAGAGCCGCGTGTGGCGGCAGAACGCCGGAGCACCTCCGAGGCGCAACCGTCGCGGTAAGATCGTGGGGGCGATTCACGGTGCGCCAAAGGGCGCTGCCGACTTGAGCGGGCTCGTGCGACCCGAGGGGTGGCGGCTCGAGGTGGAGGTCAAGAGCCCGACCAGGGTGGTCACCGACGAGCAGCGGTCGTGGCGCGCCTTCATCGAGAGTTCCGGGGGAATCTACGTGGTCTGTCGCTACGACCCCAAGTTGAGCCTCGAAGACAACCTCCGGCAGCACGTGGCGCTGGTGGACGAGGCCATCAGCGACAGACGGCAATCCACGACGACACGGTCAGACGTGTCGGCCACCGTCCGGCAAGAGGCGCAGGAGCTCTCCCACGCATGACCCTCGTCGCCGTCGCCCCCACCAAGTTCAACCGCGGCGTGGCTCCGCCGGGCGCGGTGACCACGATCGACGGGGTGACGGCGCCGCACACCTACGACTGGCGCGGCGAGCTCGGCAGCACTGCCAACACCGCCCGGGTGCGGCCGGCCTTCCGCGTCGCGCCGCTCGCCGAGGCCCTCGAACGCGTCTACCGGAGCGACGCGCACATGGTCACCTACTACGTGGTCGGTCGCGACGGCCGGCCCCTCGAGCAGCAGCCGCGGGTGAACAAGGCCGGGCTCGGCTGGGTCCTCGAGCAGGGCTACACGCTCGAGCACGACTTGCTGATGGTCGACGTCGACAACCCGTTGCACCGCGAGTGGACGCCAGCGCTCCGTGCCCGGCTCGACGAGCTGCTCGCCAACGCCGCCGTGCTTCGAACGGCGGGGATCTACCTCACGCGTGCGGGCTACCGTCTAATCCAGCCGCTCGACGAGCCAGTGGTGGCGAGCGAGGTCGAGCGCTACCTCGCCAGCTGGATCGGGGAGCTCGCAGCCGAAGGCATCGAGGTCGATTCGTCCTGTGTCGACTGGACGCGTCTGTTTCGGCTGCCTCACGTGCAGCGCGGTCCCGTGGCCTACCGGTCGCCGCTCGTCGATCTGAGCCGCATGGTCCCCCGGCGCATCGTCCCAAAAGGCTCGGCCGGCCCAAGCGGCCGGCGCGTCGCCGAAAGGAGCGCCGCCGCATGAAGCCGCTGGCGACGGCGCTGCCTACCACGTGGACCGACCGCACCGAGCGGCTGGGCGCGGCGCTGTCGTCCATCACTGAGGGCGGTCACCAGCTCAGCCTCAACCTCGCTGGCGCGTTGCTCGAGCGGGGCGTGGCGCCGGAGGCGGTGCCCGCGATCGTGGACGTGGCGGCGGCGCGCGCGGGGTGGCGGGCACCCGCGCCCAACCACTACCGGCGCAACGCGACCGACACCGTCCATCGATGGGCGAACCGCGATCCCATCCGCACGGACCTGCCGCCGCACCTGGTGTTGCTGCTCGACGAGCTCACCGGCCAGCAGCCGCAGACGCCCGTCTCCCTGCCCGAGATGCAGGCCGAGCTCGCGCGGGCGATCCGCGAGGCGCCAGACGGGCTGAGCCTGGTGCGCGTCCCCTGCGGGGCCGGCAAGACGCACACGGCGCGCATGATCGCGGCCGAGCGCCACGTTGCCGGCCTGCGCACGACCATCAGCGTGCCGACGAACGAGCTCGCGGTACAGATCGCCGACGACCTCCGCGCCGCCGGCGTCCCCACCGCACGGCTGTTCGGACCGACGAGCGTCCGCGGACCCTACCACGGCTGGGCCTGCGCCTACCGGCCCGCGGCCGCCAAACTCGCCGACGGGTGGCAGAGCGTCCGCTGGGAGCTGTGCGAGGGCCGTAAGCGCGATCCCTGCCCCCACCGGCAGACGTGCCCGGCGGCCGATGGCGTCGATGGTCCCTCCGATGCGCTTGTGGTGGTGGGCAACCACGGACTGCTCGCCGAGCTCCACCGCGTCACCGGTCGGCGTGGCCTCTTGGTGGTCGATGAGCCCCCTGAAGTGCTCGACGATCACGTGCTGACGGACGACGACCTCTGCGAGGCCTTCGACCAGCTCGCCCGCTTCGAGCTCGGCGACCGGTTCGCGCCGGCGCTCGCGGTGGCGCGCAGCTGGCTGCGCCGAGCGCCTCTTGATGAGCCCGCCACGCTGGCGGACGCCGAGGTCGACTGCGATCCGGCGCTCAGCCACGGCCGCACCCTCGGCGAGCTGCTTGAGGAGGCTGGTCATGAGGACGTGGTGAGCGCGCTGGAGGGCGCCATCCCGAAGCACGCCCTCTCCCCGGTCGCCAACCGTCTGCACCTTATCACCACGCGCGAGGATCCGACCCGTGCCGGGCGCCTCGGCCGGGCCAGCCGCGTGCTGACGCTGCTCCACCGCGCGCTGACCGAGGCGGGGGTTTGCACGGTGGTGTTCGAGACCCATCGCACCAAGGAGCGCAAGCTCGCGATCGTCGGCGTGGAGCGCCAGCTGCTCGGCGTGCTCAACCGCGATGGGCGCGTGGTGATTATGGCGGCCGACGTGCACCTGTACCGGGGGCACTTCGCCGACGTCGTGGGCTACGAGCCCCCGATCACCCACCTGAGCGCCCCCGACGGCTGCCAGGTCCGACGCGTGCTCCTCGAGCAGCGGGTGAGCCGCAGCCGCAAGCCCCACCAGCGCGTGCTCGAGCAGGCCCTCGAGGTGGCGGCCGAAGGCTACGACGCGCCGCAGATCGGCGTCGTCGTCTACATGGCCTGGAAGGACTGGGCCCACAGCGTGGCCACGGTGTGGGCGGCTAACCGGGGCGTGCCAGCCCCATCGGTGAGGTACTACGGCGCGTTGCGCGGGCTCGACACCTGGAAGCGCTACGACGCGCTGGTGACCCTCGGCGATCCGCTGCCCAACCTGAACGCCGTGGCGCGCACCACCGAGGAGGACGTGTCGGCGCGAGCAAACGATCTGGCGCGCGCCGAGCTCGAGCAAGCCCACGGACGGCTTCGGGTCATCCACCGTGGCCGCCCCGCCACCCAGGTTCATGTGGGGCGTCAGGTCCCCTTCGGGTGGCCGGCCCCCCACGGGACGTCTCGGGGTAAGCGAGGCGTGGGCGGTCCCACCATGGGTCTCGAGGTCCACGGGACGCCTCGAGGTCGACCACGGCGTGAGGGGACGGACCTGCTGGCGTTCGCCCAGATCGTTCGGACCCTGGGAGGCGTGAGGGCCACCGCAAGGCGTGCCGACGTGGCCCACACCACCGTGCGGAGATGGCTCCGTGGAGAGGCCGCACCACCCCCGAAGGTGGTCGCCTCCCTGCGAGACGCGGCGCAGGGAGGCAAGACGCCCAAGCGTGCGAAATGACGTGACCTAAGTTCGTGGGAGAGTTGGCGTGTGTGCTGAATTCAAAAAAAGTGGAACACTAACCCCTGTAGTAACTACAAACAGGGGTTTCCGTTCCACCTCACCTCGGACATCACGCGCCTAAGTGCTTGAAACCACGTAGGAGGCGTAGATCAGCATGGTGGCACGGAAGAAGACGACGAAACGTCCGGGCAAAAAGACCGGTCGACCCAAGGGGCGGCGGAGCCGCATCCACGACCGTGGGCTCGTCGAGGCGGTCGTCAGCGCCGTCGAGAAGGGCCACAGCTTCAAGGTTGCGGCGCTCAAGCATGGCCTCGGAGAAGCCACGCTCCACGAATGGCGGAGCCGGGGCTCCCAAGCCCTCGAGGCGGCGCGGACCAAGCTGGGGGCCGATGCCACGGAGGAGGAGCTACTCGGGGCATGCGTGGCGCGTGAGCGGCCGTATGCCGTATTCGCGGAGCGCATCACGCGCGCGAGGGCTGTCGCCGAGGCGAAGCTGCTCGACTACCTGCACACGATCGCCGAGCTCAGCGAGAGCGGCGACGCCTACCTGGTGCGGGAGGGTCGGCAGGCCGCGCAGTGGCTTCTCGAGCGCACACGCCGCGCCGAGTATGGCCCCGGCCAGCGCATCGAGCTCGAGGGCAGCGGGGGCGTGAAGTTCTACCTGCCAGAGCCGGAGGGAGACGATGCCTGACCAAGCCCCAGAGAGCTGGCGCGTGGTGCAGCAGCGGGGTAATCAACACGCGACGACCTCGGTCGTCGTCGGTCCGCCCGCCACATGGCCGAAGCTGACCTACGCCGAGCGTCGTGACACCGTGGGATCCCGCACTTGTCCCAGCCGGCGAAGAGGGGCGTGAGCGATGACCCGCCGTCGCCGACGCCAAGGCCCGCGGCAGCGAATGCGGCCGCCGCAT